CGTACCCTCCACCGTCGCGGGGGGTGCAGCGGGCACCGCGGGAGTTGCAGCCGGATTCCCGGCCGTGGGCACCGTGGAGGGTACGGGCGCAGCGAGTCCCGCGGAGGGCAGTGTGGAGGGTACGGGCGCTGCCGCGGGCACCGCGGAGGGTGCTGCCGTGGGCACCGTGGAGGGTGCGAGGCCGCCGTCGTAGCCGCCCAGGCGGACGCGCAGCTGCCGGTAATTGGCGTCGCGGCGCTTCTGCGGCAGGTACCCCAGGTCATTGAGGCGCAGTCCCCACGCCGTCATCTTGGGGATGTCATGCGGGGCGACGTTGACCCGGCGGCACCAGGCGACGAACTCCTGGTACAGCTGGCCCGCCTTCGTGCCCGCCTCCCAGTGCTCGCACTCCTCGGTCAGCCACGCGTACGCCAGGTCCTGCGCGGCTGCCGCGGTGTCCGCCGCCGCGCGCACGCACAGCGGCGCCCGCTCGGTGGAGGCCGACTCCGGGTCCGCCAGCCACGCGGCGGCCTGCGCCATCATCATCGCCAGCACCGCCGGCGCCTCCGCGCGCCAGGCCGGGCCGGCCAGCGGGCCGATCGCCGCGCGGGCCGCGCGCACCGCCTCGGGGTCGCCCTCGCACGGGATGAGCCGCACCCGGCTGCGCACGGCCCCGTCCGTGAGCTTCGGCTCCGACCCGGGGTTGGCCGTCAGGATGAGCGTGTGCGTGGGCTTGAAGGTGATCGGGTTCTCGGCCATCCGGTTGCCGGTCAGCTCCCCGCCGCCGGTCAGCTGCTTGAGCCGCTCCTGGGCCTGCTGCCCGGACCGGGGCGCCTCATCGATGAACGAGCAGCGGCGCCCCTTCAGCGCGTGCACGATGGAGGCGTGGCTGCGGTCGGCCGGGGCCAGCAGCCGCGGGTCGGCCGCGTGCGCGTAACTGCCCAGCACCGACATCAGCAGCGCGATCACCTGCGTCTTGCCCCGGTTGGTCGGCCCGAGCAGGATCGGCAGCGCCTTGTCGCTGTACCCGGTCAGCGTGACCGCCAGCACCCGGACGGCCCACGCGCGCACCTCCGGATCTGGCCAGACGGCTGCCAGGAAGGCATCCCACAGCGGCGTCGCCCCCCGCCGCGGCGCGCACCCGGCGCTGTGCATGTGCACGGTCTCCAGGCTCAGCGCGGCCTGCACCGGGCCGCTCCCGCAGGCCCGCAGGTCGTAGGGGTAGCCGCCGGCCCACAGGATCTCGGCGTCATGGTCCAGGCCGGCCATGTCCAGCGAGCACGGGTGGTGCCCGCCCATCACCTGGGCCGTCATCTTGGCCGCGATGGCGCCGGCCCCGGCGTTGGTGCCGAACCGGGCGCGCCGCTTGGCCTGCTCGTGCGGCTCGGTGCCCTCCGGGGCTCCTGAGTCACCGCGCGGCAGCAGCCAGAACATCTCCTCCACCGCCCAGCGGGCCTGCTCGCCCGGCCGGGCCTCCCAGCGCAGCGGGCCGCGCAGCAGCCAGGTCCCGGCGTCGGCGGCGTAGCGCAGCCCGGGGTAGGTGCGCATGAGGATGTCGCGGGCCAGCACCGAGTCCAGCTGGGCGGAGGTGGCGAACAGGTGCGCGCCCCAGGCGTGCCTCGGTGACCACTGGGCCGGCGCCTCCAGCGCGTCGTCGGCGCTGGCGTCGTCGTCCAGCGGGGCGGCCAGCGCGTCCCAGCCCAGCGGCCGGGCGTCCATGCACGGGTCGGCGTACGGGTCGGGGATCGCCCGGCCCGCCGCCTTGCGCGCGGCGGTGAACAGCATCCGGTCGAACTCCCCGCCGCGGTTCTCCGCCCCGGTCAGCTCCTCCCAGCGCTGCTCCAGCCAGCCCAGCACCGACCCGGCCCCCGCGTGGCCCTCCGCGCCGAGGGCGATGACGTGGTAGACGTGCCCGGTCATCGCGTCGTGCCGCGAGCCGGCCGGGGCTCCTGCCAGCTCGGCCGCCGCCGCGCGCCCCGCCTCGTCGGCTTCCGCGCACGGCATCCGCTGGTCTGCGAGCAGCCAGTCCAGCAGCGCCCGCCCGCTGGCGGGGTCAGCGGGCGGCGGCCCGGCAGTGGTGGCGCCTTCCGCCAGCCGCTTGGCCCAGGAGTCCGGCAGCAGCGGGAAGTCGCCCGGCCGCGGTACCTCCCCGTCCATGGCGGGCGTGCCGTCCGGGCGGTACCAGCGGTAGCGGGCGCCGGCGCCGGCGTGCGGGGACGGCGCGACCACGGCGTAGCGGTGATGGCGCTGGATGACGTCGATGTCGGCGCCGCACCGGGTGGCGTAGCGGCCGGCGGGCACCCGGAAGAACATGATGCGGGACAGCCCGGGCCCGGCCGGCGTGCCCCGCGCGGTCGAGGACCAGGTCGGCGGCAGCGCGCCCAGCTCCGCCTCAAGCTGCGCCAGCGTGGCGGCGCCGGCCTTGACGGTGCCGTTCTTCACGTAGTCGTCCACGTCGATGCCGATGACGCCGTCCGGCATCCGCAGCGCGACGGAGAACCCGGACATCCCGTTGCCGGCCCAGCCCACGATGTCCTCGGTGGTGGTGTCCGTCCCGGTGGCCCCGGTGAATCCCGCCGGCGGGGGGAACTTGGCGTCCGGCGGGACCGGGATCACGCACGGCCAGCCGGCCAGGACGTAGTCCGCGGCGGCACCGGAGAACACTCCTGCCCCGCCCGTCGCGCTCATGTGGTGGCTCCGCTCACGGCGTGGTCCTCCCCTGGCAGGGTGCGGGGTGTCTCGCGCCCGCGCGTGAGCGGCTGCGCGCTGGTGATGTTACGCGGTCAGCGCGGCGAGCAGCTGCGTGCGCTCGTCCTGGGTAAGGCTGTCGATCTCGGCCAGCAGGCGGGCCACGCGCAGCTGCGAGGCCGCGGCCAGGGCGCGCTCGTCCTCGCTGCCGTAATGCCTGGTGTAGGCGGCCTTCTTCCGGGCCAGGGAGACGAGCGGGGGCGCGAGGAGCGACATGGCCCCGAACGTACTCCGCGTGCACGAGGCGGTGCAAGGAGAATCGCAAGGTTCCCGCAGGTCTGTTGGGGTCGTGGTTGTCGACGCCAGGCGTGTGCTCATGACCAGGCAATCAGTATTACTGTCTGTAAAAGTCTTTAACAAGAAGTTGAGCAGGGTACGCTTTGCGGTCATGGCGCAAGTACTTACTCCTCAAGGCGAAGACTTTCCCCGCTGGTACCAGGATGTGATCGCGAAGGCCGAACTGGCCGACAACGGGCCGGTGCGCGGGACCATGGTGGTACGCCCGGCCGGCTATGCGATCTGGGAGCGGATGGTGGCCGAGGTCGAGGCGCGGATCAAGGCGACCGGAGCACAAAACGTGTACTTCCCGCTGTTTGTTCCGGAGAACTACTTCGCACGCGAGGCGGAACACGTGGAGGGCTTCAGCCCGGAGCTCACCCTCGTGACACACGCCGGCGGCAAGGAACTGCCCGAACCCGTGGTCGTGCGCCCCACGAGCGAAACGATGTTCGGCGAAATGATGGCCAAGTGGATTTCGAGCTATCGCGACCTGCCGCTGCTACTCAACCAGTGGGCGAACGTGGTGCGTTGGGAGATGCGGCCGCGGATCTTCCTGAGAACGTCTGAGTTCCTCTGGCAAGAGGGCCACACCGCCCATGTGGACTTCGCCGACTCCCGGGCGTTCGCGCGCCGGATCCTGCACGAGGTGTACCGGGACTACATGGTCAACGTACTCGCGATGCCAGTCGTTCTCGGCCGGAAGACGGTGAAGGAACGCTTCGCCGGGGCGACCTGCACCTACACGTTCGAGGGCATGATGCGCGACGGGAAGGCGCTGCAGATGGGTACCGTGCACGAGTTCACCGAGAACTTCGCGCGCGCCTTCAACATCAAGTTCACCAGCGCGTCCGGCGGGCAGGAGTTCTGCAACACGACGTCATGGGGCAGCTCGACGCGGATGGTCGGCGGCATGATCATGTGCCACGGCGACGACAACGGTCTGCGGGTGCCACCCCGCCTCGCCCCGATCCAAGCGCTCGTGGTGGCCGTGACGGCCGGTGAAGGCGTCGTCGCCACCGCGCACAAGCTGCGGGACGCACTGCGTGATGCGGGCGTCCGGGTCAGCTTGGACGACCGGGTCGACACGCCATACGGGCGCCGGGCGATTGATGCCGAGTTGAAGGGCTATCCGATTCGGGTGGAGGTCGGTCCCCGCGATATCGCCGAAGGCCGGGTGACGGTGGTGCGGCGTCAGTGGCACGAAGGAGCCCGTCGTATTCGACGATGTGATGTCGACGGTGGTCGCCGCATTGGAGAAAGATCAGCAGTCGCTGTACGACGAGGCGTTGGCCTACCGCGAGGCGAAGACCGTCGACGTGTCCACGGTGGACGAGGCCATCGAGGCGTCGGCGTCTGGTTGGGCGCGGGTGCCCTGGGACCGCGTCGGACTTGACGGCGAAGCGAAGGCGAACGCTTCCGGGGTCTCCGTACGGTGCCTGTTCCGTCCGGACGGCGGCCTGCCGGACGCCGACGACGAGCCGGGAATAATCGCCATTCTCGGTCGGTCCTACTGACGCATCCACTCCCGGCCGGCATTTCGCGCCGGGTGCGGCCGCGAACCACCCTCCCGCTGCGGTGCGGACTCGACTTGTACGCTCTCCCGCCAGGTACCACAACCGGGCGCGGACGAGTCGTGGCACGGTGGCGGCGCCGCCCGCCAGCAGCGCAGCGCCCGGCAGCGTCTGCGAGCCGTCCGGCAACTGGACGTTGTGGACGGCATCACGGGCCTCGGTCACGAGCGCGCCGCCCCGTCCTTGCGCTGGCCGGTCCACGGGAGCGCCAGGCCGTCACCGTCGCGGCGCGGGACGACGTGGACGTGCAGGTGCATGACCGTCTGCGTGGCCGCCGCTCCCGCGGAGGTGATGATGTTGCACGCGGTCAGTCCCATGTCCCGGGCGAGCTCGGCGGCCAGCCCGGTAGCGCTGCTCGCGTCCAGCGGGCCCTCCAGCGCGCTCGGCACGTGCTTGCGGGAGACGACAAGGAAATGACCTGGCGTGACCGGGTTGCGCGGCTGGAACGCCACGCTGAACTTGTCCTCGTAGTCGAACTCGCCGTTGGCGACGCGGTCGCAGAACGGGCAGTCCGGGCTCTTGCCAGGCATCGCGGGGGTCTCGGTCACGGGCTCTCCCCGGTGCGGCCCGGCGAGCAAGAGCCGGCCGACCCGCGCAGCCTGGCTGCTGGTAATGCTCTCCGGGGCGGTGGCCAGGACGCCGTCAGCCTCATCCTCGCGGCGCGCGGCTTCAATGTCGGCCATCAGCTCCTCGTCCGTGGAGCCGGGTGCCCAGCGGCGACGCGGACGGCTGACTGACTTGTCAGGAGTCCCATGCATCTCGCCAGCATACCGTAAGATACTTCAGGACCCGGAGCGGCAGAGAGTATGATGCGGTCTATGACGGAGACGGTCACGGAAGAGGCTTACCGCAGGTATGTCGCCCTGGCTGAGGAGCATGCCGACGAGCATCCAGGCATGGAGCCGAGGACGGTGAGCGCAAACATCGCAGCAGAAATGGAGGTACCGCAGCTTCGCGCATTCGCCATCTCCATGCTGACGACCTTCGTGGTCAGTCATCGCCGCCGACTGGCCCGGGAAGCTGAGGAGCGTGCCGTAAGCCTGGCAGTCAAGCGGATGCAAGAGGCCCGCGCAGCTGAGCAAGAGCGACAGCGGCTAGGACGTGAAGCTGAGCAGGAACGGGCACGTGAGTATGAGCAGCAAGCTCAGGAAGCTTCCCAGCGGCTGACAGACGACATGAACTCCGACAATGCAGAGGTGGCCGCGCAAGCACGAAAGTTCCTGGAGCAATACCAGGATAACCCCGGTTTTCCGCTCTCTTACAGGAGGGCCATCGGTGCCTTGCGGGGCCAGCAGGAGCAGGAAGTGAGGGACCGGGAACGCGAAGAAGCGGAGCGGGAGCAGAAGAACCGGGAGTCGAGGGCGGGCAGTGAAGAATTCTTCCAGTGCCTGTATGACGATCCTGCTACAGAAATCAGCTGGTTGCACACGTATTTTCCTGATTACTTCAGCGGTTCGACCTTCCCAGGAAGCCTGGCTTTTCACCGCTGGTGCGCAGGCCGGTTTGACGGGTGGTTTCAGCAGGTGCGGGAGGACATGGCAGTTCTTACCGAGGAGGCTCGCCGGGATCGGCTGGCTCGCAACGAAGTTAACCGAGAGGCGAGCAGGCTCTGTGAAAGGCATGGTCGTCGTGAATGCACCGGGCAGCTAACGGTGAAGGGGCAGAAGCCCAGGGATTGCCATCGCGCGAGCGTCGCAGGCGGTTTGTGCTCTAAGCACGGGGTAACAGCGCTTGAGAGCTGGACGCCCGACGACTGGTGGCTAGCTCAGACGTTTTACCCTGGAGGTCCCGTTAAGCTTCGGACAGATGAGCTCATCGCTGACGTAGCAAGGAAGACCCGGATCGAGGTAACGGAAGAGCTGCTCAGCACCCGGTTCGCGCTCGGGGACGGCACGATGGTTACCTGGGGAACGGCTACGATTAGCCAGCATCGTCAGCGGATAGAGATGCTAGCTAAAAACGCTGCTGGCATCGTTGAGACTGCTGGTCGGCATAAGGCAGCAATTTACATGTGCGAAGAGGCTGAAGTCGACCGGCTAGATGATCTGCCCTCGGCAGCCTAGCCCCCGTCATCATCTCCAGGTCATCCTGCCGTGAGTGCCGCGCCGATGGCAGCCACGACGCAGAGCACGGCCAGCAGGCCGCCGAGGAGGTTCACCGCGTCGCGGAGCGCCTGCGTCCACATCCCGCGCGCCAGGACGAGCATCACCGCGCTGGCCGCGCCGGAGATGACCGCCAGGGTAATGTCCTGCGTCACTGCGCCATCAGCTCCGCCAGCTCACGGGTGACGAGGCGGCGCTCCCGGGCGCGCTGCCCGCGCCGGCGCAGGCGGCTTCCGCCAGTCCCGCGCCAGGCGTCGTAGTGCCGGTGACCGCAACGGCTCCGGCCGCAGTCGCCGGGACGCTCGTCGTGATTGCGACTGTGCGCCGCCGCCAGCATCCGGGTCATCGTCACTGCGCCATCATCTCCGCCAGCGTTAGCGCGCGGGCCCGCAGCAGCGGCAGGAGGACGCTCACCGGATCGCGCCCGCCCAGGATCGCCAGGTACTCCTCCCGGGTCACGCCGACCCTGTCCAGGATGAGCACATGGGCCGGCCACTCCTGGTGGTATCCCGCGAGCGTCCACGTGCGCTCCGCGCCCCCCGCGGTGATGATGGCATGCGCCTGCTCCCGGGTGACGGCCAGCCCGTCCAGCCAGGTCCGGTTCACGAAACGGCTGCCGGGCGGGCTCTTCTCGATGTGCAGCGTCCAGCCGTCGCGCGCCCGCGTCACGGTCATCTCGCCATCATCTCCAGCAGGACCGCGCCCCCGGCCATGACGGCGCGGCTGGCTTCCGGGTCGGCCAGCGCCCAGCGGGCGTGCTCGCGCATGCTGTACGCGGGGTCAGGGACGCGCCAGCCCGCGATGCGCTCCCAGAGCGCGGCCGTGGGGATGACGGCGACCCGGCCGCACATCCGGCAGCGCGGCCCTAGCCCGTCGCGCCAGCCCAGGAGCATCGCCCCGGTGCACCCGGCCGCGCGCAGCAGTCGCTGCGCGTACTCCTCCGGCACCGGGTAGCTTCCTGACGGCCGCGGGCCCGGGAGCAGCAGGCGGTTCACCGGCTCATCATCTCCGCCAGCGTCAGCGCCCGGGCCCGCAGCGGCGGCCACAGCACGTGCCGCGGGTCGCGTCCGCCCCGGATCAGCTGCGCCTCTTCCCAGCTCACCTCGATGCCGCCGTCCACGCCTATCGCCGGCCAGCCGCCCGGTGCCTGGAACACCCGCAGCGCGGCCCGCTCGCCGGGCGTCACGTTTGCGACCGGCCCGCGCAGCGCGAACCGGACGTACTTGTCACGGCCGCGCAGCGGCTCCACGGTCAGCGTCCAGCCGTCCCCGGCGACGGGCAGCCCCCAGCCGTCCCGGGCCAGCCCGTGGCGATTACTCACCAGGCCGTGCCGCCTGACCCGGCGTGCCGGACGGCGTCACGGACGGCCATGGCCCAGGACCCGTAGTCGCCGCCGCGGCAGTTCCGGTTCCGGCCCTGGTCCCAGTGCGGGCAGGCCCAGCGCCACAGCCGCACGCCGTCATAGCGCAGGCCGGTGCTGCGCACGCGTGCCTTGTGCCTGGCTGGCGCGGCCGTCTCGTCATCAGCTCCTTCCGGGTCAGCGGCCGGCCAGCGGCCCGGCTGAGCGGGCAGCACGTACGTCACCGGGTCAGCGGCCGGCCAGCGGCCCGCCGCGAGCAGCGCCGCCCGGTGGAAGGCCCCGTTGCGGGCGCACGCCCAGCACGACGGCCGCGGGAACGGCATCGGGTGCTCCGCGCAGTCTGCTCGCTGCGCGAGGACGACCCGGGTGATCTCCTCGCGCAGCTCCTGCTCGCTCATGACGTCAGGATCAGCGTCGCCGGCCGTGACGTCCTTAGCGACGTCAGCGGCGATGACCTCGAACTCCCCGCCATTTAGCAGGTCGGTCATCTCCCGGCCCCAGCCCTTGCCCCGGTAACTGGACAGCGCGGTCGCCGCGTCCGCCAGCGTCCCGCCGTATACGGTGACCGTGACCAGCAGCGTGCCCGTCACCTCATCCGGTGCCTTCTCGTCATTGCGGTTGCTGCCCTGGTAGCTCACGGCTCGCGCTCCCATCCCCCTGTCCCCTGCACTCGCTCAGGCCCCCGGTAGATCACGCGGCCCTTGCTGGTGCAGACCTCCGGCTCGCAGTGGTCGCACGGGCTAGCCGGGGAGCAGGTTTGCTCACAGTCGTGGCAGTACAGGGAGGACCAGCCGTTGCCTGCATACGGATCGATGCCCCCGTGACCCTTCATGCCCTTAGTGCTCATGTAGTCCAGGATAGCAGTCTTAGAGTATCGTGGGGTATCAGTCAGTCCATGTAAAGAAGAAAGGGAAGCCTGATGCCCCCAGCGAAGGCCACCACCACGGGCGCGATCTCGCTCCAGCGGCTCGGCCGCTCCATGATCCGGGTGCCCGTCCAGGGCCTCACCCCGCTCATCACCAACAAGTTCAGCGCCAAGGCCCAGCAGATCATGCTCGACCGGCAGATGGGCAAGCCCGTCGAGCGCCAGCCGAAGGACCCGGAGCAGAACTTCCGCGACGCCCAGCACCTGCTCCCCGGCGGCGCCCCCGCGTTCCCCTCGGTCGGCTTCAAGGCCGCCATCGTGGACGCGGCCCGGTTCTTCAAGGGCTCCAAGCTGCCCATGACGGACCTGCGCCGGATGATCTTCGTCAACGGCGAGCCGGGCACCGACCAGGCGAACCGCACGCTGCTGGTCCCCGTCTGGGGGGAGTGGACCGGCGAGGAGTCGGCGCTCGTCCCGGCCACCGCGGTGATGCGCCAGGACTACGCGCGCAACGAGACCGGCGTCGCCGACATCCGCTTCCGGCCGGAGTACTGGCCGTGGTCGGCGGTGCTGGAGGTGGTCTGGGTGCGCAACTCGCTGACGCTGGAGTCCGTCATCGCGCTGGTGGACGCCGCCGGCTTCGCGGGCATCGGCGAGTGGCGCCCGGCCAGCAAGGAATCCAATACTGGCTCCTACGGCACGTTCCGGGTGCCGGACGACGCCGAGGTCAAGGAGATAGTCCTGTGAGGGATGAGGTACTGAAGGCCCTGAAGGGGCTGGAGGACTCCCGCGGCAAGCTGCACGCCGATGAGGTCGTGGCGGCAGCACGGCCGGAGGACAGCGCGCTGCACGGGCTGTTCACCTGGGATGACGCCATCGCCGCGGCGCAGCGCCGCCTGGAGGAGGCCCGCGGCCTGATCCGCAGCTACCGGGTGGCCGTCGTCCGCGAGGTCGCGTCCGGCGGCCAGCGCGCGGTCATGATGCGCAAGTACGTGGCCGACCGGATGATCGGCATCCCCTCGCCGCCCGGCACGTACTCCAGCGTCACCTCGCTCACGACGCAGGAGCAGGGCCTGATCCTGCTGCGCATCCGCCGCGAGGTCCGCTCCATGGCCCAGCGGTACCGCGACTACCCCGAGTTCTGGCAGGAGCTTGCCGAGGTCATCGCCGAGCACGAGGCGCAGGTGAAGAAGGCAGCAGCATCCGGCTGAAAGGGATGGACATGGCAAGGCGGGGTCCGGCGAGGCTTGGTGCGGCAGGCGAGGCACGGCATGGTGCGGCGTGGCGTGGTCCGGTCCGGCAGGCACGGCATGGTGCGGCTCGGCATGGTCCGGCCCGGCGGGGTCCGGCCCGGCAGGCAAGGCGCGGCGTGGCAAGGCTTGGCTAGGCGGGGCAGGCACGGGAGCAGCAGCATCCGGCGCAAAGGGATGGACTTGGCAAGGCGGGGCAGGCACGGTGTGGCGCGGCAAGGCGCGGTGCGTCATGGCCCGGCAGGCATGGCGTGGCGTGGCTAGGCGCGGCTCGGCACGGCCTGGCAGGCATGGCTCGGTTCGGCGGGGTGGGGCGTGGCTTGGCAGGCAGGGCATGGCGCGGAGCGGAACGACATGGCTCGGCAGGTCTGGCCGGCACGGGAGCAGCAGCATCCGGCGTAAAGGGATGGACGTGGCATGGTGCGGTGCGGCAGGGCCAGGCGCGGCAGGCGAGGCACGGCACGGCAGGGCGCGGCGCGGCAGGGCAGGTAGGGCTTGGCACGGGGTGGCGTGGCATGGCAGGCAGGGACCGGTAAGGCTCGGTGCGTCATGGCGCGGTCAGGCAGGTCAGGCTCGGTGAGGCTAGGCCGGGACCGGCAGGGACGGGAGCAGCAGCATCCGGCGTAAAGGGATGGACGCGGCAGGGCAGGGTCCGGCGAGGCCAGGCGGGGCAGGCATGGCGAGGCTGGCCAAGGAGAGGCATGGCGCGATGTGGCGAGGCCGGGCAGGCACGGCAAGGCACGGCGAGGCAAGGTCTGGCAAGGCAGGCATGGCTCGGGCTGGCATGGCCAGGCGGGGCTAGGCGGGGACCGGCAGGCAGGGCGTGGCTTGGCACGGGGTGGCGCGCGTCGGCGCGGCAGGCATGGCGTGGCCTGGCTGGGTCAGGCGCGGCGCGGCAGGGCAGGCGAGGTCAGGGCCGGCACGGCTAGGCACGGCTGGGATCGGCTCGGCAGCCGCGGTGAGGTTAGCCATGGCCAGGTGCGGCGCGGCAGGCACGGGAGCAGCAGCATCCGGCGCAAAGGGATGGACACGGCTAGGCACGGCAGGGCATGGCGAGGTCTGGCGCGGCAGGTGAGGTTAGGCGCGGCAAGGTCTGGCATGGCGGGGCAGGTGAGGTTAGGCGCGGCGAGGTCTGGCGTGGCCGGGCAGGCACGGGAGCAGCAGCATCCGGCGTAAAAGGGATGGACACGGCGGGGCAAGGCGGGGTGACGCAAGGCCAGGACTGGCAGGCATGGCATGGCTAGGCTCGGCAGGGCTCGGCTAGGCAGGCATGGCTAGGCTCGGCAGGCCCCGGCGCGGCACGGCAGGGCAGGCGCGGCATGGCTTGGCTAGGTGAGGCGAGGTCCGGCAGGCATGGCTAGGCAGGGCAAGGTCTGGCGTGGCAGGCATGGCTAGGCGTGGTGCGGCTGGGCTAGGCTCGGCTGGGCAGGCAGGGCTTGGCGTGGCGCGGCTGGGCAAGGCTCGGCAGGCGTCGCAAGGCTAGGCAGGGCTGGGCGCGGCCCGCCCCGGCAGGAATGGCTCGGCTAGGACGGGCCTGGCTAGGCAGGCACGGGAGCCCGGCGCCGTTTCACTCGGTGCCGGGCCCTGTTACCGGTATCTTGGGGTCTATGACTGACCTGACGGAGACCCTGTCCGCGGACCAGCGCCGCGCGCTCACGCAGATCCTGGCGTGGCATGAGGCCGGGGGCTGGCCGCCGCTGACCCTGGGCGGGCTGGCGGGAACCGGGAAGACTAGCCTGATCTGCTGCCTGCCGCAGTTCCTGCCTGATATCCGGATCGCGTTCGCCGCCTACACCGGTAAGGCGACGTCCGTGCTGCGGCGCAAGCTCCCCGGTGACGTCCCCCCGGATCATGCGTCCACCCTGCACCGGCTGCTCTACCGTGCCTGTGAGGTTACGGTGTGCACCGAGAGTGACACGGTAATGAAGGAGGCGGACGTTCAGTGCCGCGCGCACGCCGGACGGGGCTGGGAGTGCGCGGTGCGCCGCCAGCTGAGCTTCACGCCGGCGCCGGAGCCGCTCGCCGGCATCGGACTGGTCGTGGCCGACGAGGCATCGATGATCCCCGAGCAGCTCTGGAAGGACCTGACCGGCCATGGCGTTCCGGTGCTGGCGGTCGGCGACCACGGCCAGCTGCCGCCCGTCCGCTCGTCCTTCAACTTGATGGCCAGCCCGGATATCCGGCTGGAGAAGATCCACCGGCAGAACGAGGAAAGCCCGTCTGGCATGGCCATCCTCACCATGGCGCGGTGGGCGCGCGAGCAGGGCCACGTGCCGCCCGGCTGGTACGGGCCGGATGCGGTCAAGCTGACGATGGCCGAGCATGAGTCCGGGCTGGCCGGCCTGCACCCGGCTGAGGCGGACCTGATCATCTGCGCGACTAACGCCGCAAGGACAGCGCACAACCAGCTGATGCGCGCGTGGCACGGCCGGTCCGGGCCGCCGCAGGTCGGCGATACGGTGACCTGCCTTCGCAATAACCACGCAGAGGGCCTGTACAACGGTCAGCGCGGGACCATCCTGGCCGTGGGAGGGGTAACAGGGCCCGGTAGTGAGGCCACATTCCAGGCTGTCATCGAATGCGAGGACCTCCTCCGCCCGTGGTCGGGGACGGTATCAGCGCTGCCGTTCGGTGACCCGAAGTTCCAGGCATCCTGCGTCAGGGACCGTCATGTCGCGCTCTTTGACTATGGCTACGCACTCACAGCCCACAAGGCACAGGGAAGTTCGGCCGAGAAGGTGCTGGTCATTGAGGAGGGCTGGCCGGCGCCCGGAACTGGCGAGCGCAGCCGGTGGCTGTACACCGCGGTGACGAGGGCGGAGCGGTCACTGACTATCGCCGGATGGTAAAGGTAGTCTCTTAGAGTATGATGTGAGTGAGAAGCTACCCCTTGAAAGGGATTCCGTTGGCAAAGAAGGTCATCTACCCCGAGGCTCCGCCGCAGAACTACGAGGACACCATGCTGCCGGTCGGCATACTGGTGTCCGCGTTCGCCACCTTGCGCGGGCCGCAGCGCAACCGCCCCGAGGACAGCGTCAGGTACCTGTCAACGCTCAGGGCGAGGGCCAAGGCGTTCCAGGACTACAATCCTGTGCTACTGCGCCCGCGCGTCGTGTCCTACCGTTCTGACAGCCACCAGTACTGGACGCTGGACGGCAACGCCTCCAACCACTGGCTGCACGAGAAGTTCGGCCCGAACCACCTGGTCCCGTGCCGGGTGCTCCGCGGCCTGACGCTGGCCCAGGAGAACCGCATCTTCCAGGACCTTCAGCGGCTGAAGAAGGTGACGCTGACCGAGGCGGCCCGCAGTGACATCGAGTTCGATGACGGCAGCCTCGCGTTCACCGTCAACCGCATGTTCGAGGAGCAGGGCTTCACGATAGGCCAGCGGACCGACAGCGCCACCACGATCGGCATCAGCGCGGGTACCTACGTGCTGGCCATCGGCGGCGAGCCCCGGCTACGGGAGACGCTGCGCGCCCTGCGCGAGTGCTTCCCCGGTGACGACAAGCGGCGCACGAACGTGACGCTGGTCAAGGCGGTGGGCCTGGCCCTGGGCAACGCCGAGCTGGAGCACGAGCGCCTGATGCGGGCGATGAAGGCGGCCGGCACCTGGGAGCTGGCCGGCGCCGCGCAGGGCCGCGGCTCCGAGCACGCCGTGCTGGCGAAGATCCGGGCAGCGTATGACAAGGCGGAGTAGCCCGCGCGCATGGCAGGGTCAGTCAGCACCGGTAACCGTCGTCCCATTCCTCCCAGAAATGCCGGGCGCACACGTCCGTCCCCGGCCGCGCCATCGAGTGGAACCGCACCGGCTCACGGCACCCCTTCACCGAGCAAGTGCCCGCCCAGCACGCGGCCAGGAAGAGAAGCGCCGATACGCACACGGCGATGAGTACCCAGCCCCACCCGGTCACCTGCTGGCCGGGCCGGGCTGATGGCAGGGACACTGGGCCGGTGCCACGGCTTCACGGGCCGGCCCGGCGATCCCTCTTGCTACCACCCCGGCCCCGGGATACTGCCCGTGTGGGCATCCGACCTGGCTGCCTGGGTCATCGTGGTCCTGATCATCGGCGTACTCGCTCTCGTCGTCCGGAAGATCGCCAGGTACTAGCCCAGCATCTCGGCCAGGGTCAGTGGCCGGGCTGCCAGCGGCAGCGGCCCCCCGGTCGTTGCCCGCCATCGCGTGAAAGCGGCCTCATGCAGGCAGCGGGCCTTGGCTGCGGTGATGATCCCGGCCAGGTACAGCCTCGCCAGGAGCTGCACGTAGTCCCCGTGGCTCACGTGCCCAGCATCTCCTGAAGGCTCAGCGGCCGGGCGCGCAGCACCAGCGGCCACAGCCACTGCCGCGCCCCGTCCGGGCCGCGCAGCAGCACGTCCAGCGGGCTGGCCCCGCCCGCGATGGCGAGCATCTCCTCCGCGGTGACGTCGATGAACTCGAACAGGTAAGCCTCCGGGTACCGCATGACGCCGTCGTCCCGGGTCCGCATCACCCCGCTGCCGCCCCGCGCTAGCCGGACCGCCCTGGCCTGCTCGCCGCCGGTAACCTCCAGGGCCAGCTGCCACCGCCGCGGCCCGCCCGGGTAGTCCCGGACCTGGGTCAGCGTCCACGGCTGCGGCCGGGGGGCATCGTAGGTAATTCCTGGTGGCCGCATGGCGTGCGCACTCGCTTTCCGTTGTCCTGCGTCACGTGCCTAGCATCTCCTGAAGGCTCAGCGGCCGGGCGCGCAGCACGATCGTGCCGGGCGGCAGGGACGCCCTGTCCTGCCGGGCCCGCACCTCATTCAGGGTCATCACGCCGGCCTGGCGCTGGAGCTGCCAGACCGACGCCCGCAGTGCCGCGACCTGGCGGTCCCCGGCTTCTTGCCGGGCGGCCTGGTCACGGTGGACGGACACCAGGAAGCCCGTCAGGTCCCGCCAGGAGTAGCCCTCGCTCATGCGCCCATCATCTCCTGAAGGCTCAGCGGCCGTGCCCTGATCCGCGGCGCCAGCGCGGCCACCGGGTCGGTGCCGTCTACGATGGCCGCCGCCTCGTCCATGGTCAGCTCAATGTCGTCCATCACCAGGACCGGGCCAGGGCCGTAGCCGTAGTGCACGCTGGCCCGCGGCGGCGCGAAGTGCCCCAGGCGACGGCCGGTGATGGCATCCGCCTCGCGGGGCGTCACCGTCAGGCCGGACAGCACGTACCGCACGTCGGTGGTCACGCGCGGGATGAGGTACTCGGAGTAACAGGTCAGCGGCGCCTCGTACTGCCAGGTCTCCAGCGTCCAGTTATCGCGCCGGGCCATCCCGTTCCGGCTGCCGTGGAAGGTGCGGGCCAGTCGCCAGCCCGGCCAGTCCCAGCTCATTCCCTCATCATCTCCTCCAGGGTCAGCGCGCGGGCGCGCAGCGGCGGGGCCAGCATGGCCAGCGGGTCGGCCCCGCGCCAGACGCGCACCGTCTCCTCCGTGGTCAGCACCATCTTCATCGGCCGCAGCGGGCCGTTGCCGTGGCCCAGGTGCCAGGGCAGGTCCCCCGGCCGGTGCCGCATGACCTGGCTCGCCTGCCCGGCCGTCACCATCAGGTTCTCCAGCACGTACAGCGGGCGCGTATCGCCGAAGTGACCGTACGGGGCGGTGCCGGCCCGCAGCGTCCAGCCGTCCCGCTCGGCGAGCGTCACCCCGGTCAGTGCTGCCGGCAGGACGTCGAAGTCAATGGACCAGTCCGGGATATAAGCCACGGGCTGGCCGAGCAGCGCGCCCGGCCCCGTGCCGAGGTACATGATCCCGTTCCTGCCGGTGACGCGGGTCACGTGCCCGTCATCTCCGCCAGGGTCAGCGACCGCGCGTACAGCGGCGGCATCAGCACGTTCAGCGGGTGCCTGCCGCCCGCGATGGCGTGAGCCTCGGCCGGCGTGACCTCCAGGTGCAGGAGGAAGAAGCTGCCGAACGGGTACTCGTGCTCAACGGTGAGCACGGCCCGGCCCGTGGTGATGGCGCGGGCCTGGCTCCTCGTCACCCGCAGCCCGGACAGCGTGCAGCGAACCGGGGAGGACACGGTCCCGTACGGGAAGGCGCCCTCCCACGCCGCGTCCAGCGTCCAGCCGTCCCGGGCGGCGAGCATCTCGCTGCACGTCATGCGCCCGTCATCTCCGCCAGGGTCAGCGACCGCGCGTACAGCGGCGGCAGCAGCACCGCCATCGGGTGCTCCCCGGACAGCATGCGGTCCGCCTCCTGCGGCGTGACCTGAATCCGGGACAGGGACAAGACGGGGGTGACGTTCGCGCCGTACTGGTGCATGAAGGTTCTGGTAATCCAGCTGCCTGCACCCCGACGCCATGGCCGCGGTCGCGCCGACATCAGCCGCTCGGCGTCTCCGGGCGTCACCGGGAGGTCATGCAGCGTGAAGAGTACCTCCCGGTGCCCTGGCGACATGACGCCCATCGAGTGCTCCCAGTGCTCCTGCGCGGTCAGCACCGCGCCGCACCGCAGCCGTCGTTTCATGACTATCCTGCTCATGCGCCCATCATCTCCCTCAGGGTCAGTGACCGGGCCCGGAAGCGAGGGGTCAGCACGGTTACCGGATTTGCCCCGTCCTGGATTGCGCGGGCTTGCTCCCAGGTGAGGCTGACGCCGTGCATGATCAGGCACTCAGGGCTTACCCACCACATGTGCGATGACCGGGCGGTCATGGCCTGGAGCTGCGCGTCCGTTACCGTCAGCCCGTCCAGCTGGTACACGTGCCGGAGCTGGTACACGTGCCGGAGCAGGCTGCCGCTCCGGGGCCAGCGCCACGCGCTCAGCGTCCAGCCGTCTCGCTGCGCCAGCACGCTCATGCGCTCATCATCTCCCTCAGGGTCAGTGACCGGGCGTGCAGCGGGGGAGCCAGCACCGTCAGCGGGTCGCGTCCCAGCAGCCCGATCGCGTGCGCCTCCGCCCGGTCCAGCTCCAGCGTCATGACCCATCCGCCGGGGACGGGGACCCGGAACCAGGACCCGGTCCGGCCGCAGCGGTACAAGATGGCGGCGCACTGCTCCTGCGTCACGGCCAGCTCGCGCAGGATGAACGCAGCACAGGGGAAGTCAGGAGGGGAAGGCGGGCCTGTCTCCAGCGTCCAGCCGTCTCGCTGCGCCAGCACGCTCATGCACCCATCATCTCCGCCAGGGTCAGCGGCCGGGCCCAGGTCCGGGGCAGCAGCACCGTCAGCGGGTGAGCGCCGCGCCGGATGGCCATCGCCTCAGCCTCGCTGAGCAAGATCCCGCTGACCATCGCGAGCCCGGCCGTCATCGCAAGCCCGGCTGCCATGGCGGTCAGCCAGTACGGAGCGTCGTCCCGGACGGCGGCGGCCCGCTCGTACTGCGCCTGCGTCATGACCACGTCGTCCAGCGTCCAGGTGACGCAGTGCAGCCGGGAAGCACTCTCCCAGGACGGCCACCAGCGGTCTTCCTCGTACGTCAGCGCCCAGCCGCCCCGGAACCCTATCCGGCCCCGGTGCCTGCTCACGTGCCCGTCCGCTCGCGCCAGCCCGGCTCGTCATCCTCGTCGTCATCATCATCCTCGCCCGGGGAGGACGGCTCAAGGATGATCACCGCGACGCTGGCGGGCAGCCCGATGAGCGCGGGCAGGAACGCGATCTCCAGCACTGATCCCCTGGCGACCGCCTGGGCTGCCAGGATCACGGCCGCGAGTGCCGCCGCCACGCCGGCCAGGCCCGCCACTAGCCGCCAGGCGCTCACGTGCCCGTCCGCTCGTGCCAGTCCGCGTGCTGCGCCCGGTTGTCGACGGGCGGTGGCTGCTCGCCGGCCACGGCGACGCTTCCCTCTGCGGAGGCGGACAGCCGGAGGTAGGTGATGGCGCCGCAGCGCGGGCAGGAATTCGAGGTCAGCACCATCCGGAAGCTGCTCTCCCCGTCAGCCGGCATCATGAGAAGCCCTCCAGTTCTTCCAGCGACAGTGACCGGGCATAGAGCGTGCCCGCCTTGCGCGAGAGCGGATCGGGCATGCCACAGTCGTGGATCATGGCAAACAAAGCATGCCTGCACGCGTCGGCAGCGTGCGGCATGCCGTGGCACTGCTCCAGCAGCCCTGCCGCCTTCAGCCGGGCGTCGGTTGCCCAGGGTTTCACTTCTGCTGCGCTGCGCCAGTGCCACCTGGCGAGCCGGTCCAGGTCGCTGATCACCTGCCGGGTGGCGGTAGCGTTCGCGCCCCTGGCCCCGGCGCCGCGCCCGGTGATGAACCGCTCGCCGGCGCAGATGATCCGGGCCGGCCCCTCGCTGGCCTCCAGCAGCCAGCTCGCCAGCGGGTACGCGCCCGCGGCATTGCACTGGAAGACCAGGGGACGCTGCCCCGGCCCGGAGCACAGCCACGCGATGCCCGTGACAGGGCCGGGGTCGACGCCGAGCACGCAGGTTACCGCCGGCTGCGGGCCCTGGGTTAGCCGGCGCAGCAGGTCCTGCTGTGCCGCGGTCAGGGCAGGCCCGGCCCGCGGCGCTTCCTCAGTCACAGGGCGGCCACCCCCGTCATTTCGTTCCCCGGCCGCCGCAGGCGCTGCACGTGCCCGTCCAGTCGCAGTTCCGGCAACCGTCCCCGCCGCAGGCGTTGTGGTCCCCGGTGCCCTCGCACGCGGTGCACTTGCCGAAGATGATCAGGGCCGGTCACCTGCCCCCCGGTGGGACGACTCCTCGCCCGGGCCCTGGCCGGCCTGCTGCGCCCGGATGCCGTCCAGCACCCGGTGCAGCAGCGGGAACGCGGCGGCGTCGCCCAGGCCGTGCCCGTCCCCGTCGCCGTCCAGGTTCTCCAGGATGTGGCGGCCGATACTGAGCTGCCACCCCGTGTCATCCCGGGACTGGAACGTGGCCAGGGCGCGCAGCAGGTCGCGCAGTTCGCCGACGTTACCGCAGCAGGGCTGCACCTCGCTGTCCTCGCCCTCGCTGGCCAGGTGCAGCCATTCGTCAGCGGTCAGGCCGTACAGCCACGTCCTCGGTCCCGCGCCGGCGAAAGCCGTCAGCGCAGCCTGCGGGGTCTGCGCCTCGCACTCGAACCGCGAGTTAACCTGCCCGTCAGCGCTGGTCAGCACGATGGTGAACTGCCTTGTCACGGCGCGTACCGGCGGTACCCGGCCGCCTTCACGTCACCGGGGAACGGCTCCGGGTCGGCCGGGCCGGTGATCCCCATCGCCTCCAGCTCCGCCAGCTCCTTGTAGCCGATGACCAGCACGTCCGGCCTCCCGTGCGCGCGGGTGAACGAGGTGCGGCCCACCGGGTCGTGGCGCTCGGCTCCGGCGTGCGTGCCCAGCCCCCGGGAGGCGTTCGGGGTCATGCCCCGGGTGCCGCCGCGGGTCTCGAAGCCGCTGACCGGGGGCGCTGCTCCTCCCGCGGCGGCGGTCCAGGCGGGCGCGTGCTGTTCTACCCAGGCGGCGATGCCGATCACGCCGCAGCCTGCCGCGGACCCGGTGGCCTGCTCCGCGACCGACCCGGCCGGGTCCCCGAAGACCAGCTCCCGGGAGGAGTCGTCCCCGGTGCGGAAGCCGGCGAACCGGTACTCCCCGTGCGCGGGGATGACCAGGCCCTGGCTGCGCTCCAGGGACGCCTCCTCCTCGGTGATCAGGCTCATGCCGTCCACGGCGGCGAGCACCTCGATGCGCCGGGTGCCCAGGTTCCGCACCGCGATCAGGTAGCTGGCCCCGGCGGTTCCGGGAATGTAGGGGTAGCCGTCTGCCGGGCGCTGGTAGAAGGGCAGCCGGCGCCCGGCGCAGATCACCTCTGCGGTGATCGTGCGCTCCGGGCTGGTAAGGGATGTTCCGTGGTACATGCGTGCCTTTCTGACGGTCGGGCCAGCGTCTGGGCTCGGTGAAGTCCCCGTGCCGGGCGGGCTGATATCCCGTCCGGCACTGGGACCCTTCCTAACGGTCAGGCCAGCGTCTGGGGCTCGGTGAAGTCCCAGTGCCGGACGGGGCGGATATCCCATCCGGCATCCCGCTTGGCCTGGCCGGCTGCCAGCGGGCCGTTGGAGTACGAGGCCCCGTGGGAGGAGCTCTGTCCCATCATGTGCTTCTCCTTTTTCTTTTTCTTTTCTCAGGGTCGCTTTACCCTGCGCTCGCAGTCCTGCGAGCCGTCGCCGTCGCACAGGATGCTCACGTCGGTGTCCCATAGGTAGCCTGCGCCCACGGGGACGTCGGTGTCGATGCCCTTGAAGAGCTTCCCGCACCACCAGCAGCGCTTGTCGGTGATCACGGCTGCTCCCTGCTCGCCAGGGTCGCCAGCAGCTGCCGCATGGCCGGGGACTGCATGAGGGCCTGGCACCGGGCGCACAGGTCCTCAGCGGCGGGGTCCCCGCAGTTCGGGCACTCGCCTTGCCAGCGGAAGGTCGTGCGCGCTGCCGCGGCGGTCTCCGTGAGGCGCCGCTCAGCCTCACTGAGCGTCAGGCCCCATCCCCCGGGCGAGGTGAAGCGCTCTGGCTCCTCCCCCTGTGCCGTCACCACCTGGTAACGGCCGAAGCCGGGCGCGAGCGGGTCCCGGAGCCGCGACTTGACGAGCCGCAGGCCCTGCCGCCTGGCCATCCTGCGCAGGCGGTTCACGCGGACCTTGACGTCCTGGGCGCTGGCGGGCACCGTGACCCTGTCCTCCAGCTGGCCCCGCAGCAGGGCGAGCAGCCTCACGATCATCGCCACGGCCGCTTCATCGCCGGCGATGTCCAGGTCAGTGACGATCCGCGTGACCAGCATCGGCCAGAAGCCCGGGTGCGTCTCCTTGGCTGCGCTGATGCTGGCGATGAGGGTCATGGCGCGGCCAGTGTCACTGAAGCTGATCACGGTGCCTCCTCCGGCGGGCAGGTGCAGTAGTCCGCCATCCCGCCCGAGCAGAAGGAGCACTCGCCAGGGCGGGCAGCCCGGTTCGGGCGCAGGTGCCGGGTGACGTAGTGCCGCTCGGCGGCGACGAGCAGCTCGCCCAGGTCCCAGGTGACGGCAGCGATGACGGGGCCGTGCACGGAGCACGACAGCCGTATCCAGGCCGGGTCGCCCGGGACGACGGCCACGGTGAAGTCCGTCTCCTCGTCATCCGGCCACAGCCTGCGGGCGACGGCCCGCTCCTCGCCCGTGATCACGGCCCTCTCCTCTTCCAGGCGCGATGCGGGCGGGTACCGCCCCGTGCATGGCGGTCATGCCAGGCGCTGTCCCGGCGGTCGCAGTAGTCACCGAGCGCGGCAGCCGCCCGTCGCCAGCCGCGGGGGGTCTCGCTGATCTTGAAGCGCAGGGTATTGTCCGCGCGGACGCCGTAGAAGAAGCCCTCCAGCCGCTCCCACGGCCCCCGGTACCTGATGCGCAGCAGCAGCCGGGCCTCGGGCAGCTTCCCCCCGCTGGTCATGGCCGCGCCCCCTGCCGGATCTCCGCCGGGCTCAGGTACTCACTCAGCCCCGCCAGGGCGCGCAGGCCGGCCACGGGCGTGACGGCGAGCACGGCGCTGGCGCGCCCCTCCGCGCCGAGCATCGCCAGGGCGGCCATGTTCAGGTGCCGGCCGCAGGCCAGCTGCGCGTCGCTGCGGCGGCTGCCGATGCTGACCCGCCAGGACGCCCGTGCCCGGCAAGCGTGCCCGGTGCCGTCCGGGGCCTGGCAGCGCGCGAGGTCACGCGGCTCGCCGGCCTGCCCGGAGCCGGGGACCACCGGCCTGCGGGGAGCCGGCCCGCTCACTGCGCCGGTCACGGCGCCATCCTGATGACGAGGCCGCCGTTGCCGGTGGCGTCAATGAACAGCCGGCTGGGCGAGTGCGGGGTGAACGTCCCCGCGTCGCCGTTGCGCAGCCACTCCAGCAGCCGGTCCGCGTCCTTCGAGCTGAGCTCTGCCTGGTACTCGTGGCCGGCGCAGTGCAGGGCGCACATGCCACTGCACCGTGCCCGGATGGGGATATCAGGCATGGCAGTGGCAATCGATGCAACGGCAGTCGCACGTGGCGGAGCACGTGCATGTTCGGACGTTCCCGCAACTACGGCATCCGCGGTGCGCAGTCATCATCACCGTCCTCCTTCTAAGTCTCTCGCAGTATAACCTGCGTGCGCGCTCTTCCGCGCTGTCAGCTGCGCGGTCCAGCACCCGGGTGAGCACGGCGAGCCAGAATGAGCGCGGCGTGGCGGCGCTCACCAGTCGTCCTCGGCTTCGTTCACGGGGCGCATCCGCACCTTGCGCAATTCGTCGCCCTCCAGCGCCTCGTCCCGCGCCGTGAGCTGCCCTAGCTCCCGGTGCTGGCGCAGGATGCGCTCACGGGCCTGCGCGGGGATGGCGACCAGTGCCGGGCACAGGCCCGAGCCGTGCAGCGCGCAGTCCGGGTCATCCCAGCAGTCCCCGGTGTGCTGGCAGAAGCCCGCGCTCACGGCTTATCCCCCTCGTCCCAGAACCGGGACATCCGCAGGCGGCAGCCCCAGCCGCCGTACCAGTAAACGCGGCCGTCCTCGACGGCGGGCACGCGGTCCAGGATCTCGTCCGCCAGCCAGGCCAGCCACCGCAGCGCCCTCATTGCAGCCGGCCCTTCTCCAGCACGTAGCCCAGCATGATCGCGTCATCGGTGACCGTGACGGTGATCGCGTCGTCAGCCGGCTCCTTGCCGTGCGCCGATCGATACGCTGAGCACGCCCAGCTGATCATCTTCGACAGCTCGATGGCGTTCGACGGCATGCTCAGCTCGAAGACCTGCCGGGTGGTGGTTTCCTTCCAGGCCGTGCAGTCAGCCATTACCGCTGCTCCTCCCCCTGCTTCCACGTCCCGGGCGGCGCCTCTCCCCCGCTCAGCCAGAACAGCCGCGGGTCATCGCTCAGCCGCTCGTGGAGCTTGTACGGCACCCCGCCGGCTTCCTCCAGCAAGCTCAGCAGCTCGCGGGCGATGTCCCGGGCCTGGTCGATCCCGCTGACGGCGCGCGGGCTGCCGCTCTCCTGCGGGTGCTGCGGGCAGCTGCACGGCGCATCGCAGAACTTGCAGGCCAGGCGGCAGGCGTCGTGCAGTGCCGGGTCGCTGGCCAGGTGCTCGTGATAGCACGCGGTGGACAGGTAGTGACTCATGTTTCCTCCAGGGCCTTGCGGTACGTGTCAACTGCGGCCCAGGCCGCATGGAAGGCCACGGAGGAAGGTCCCATCCGGCCTAGCGTGGTGCGCGGGTCCTTGGACTGCGCGAGGATCGTGCGCACGGCGATCATGGCCCTTTCCATGGCATCCCGCTCGGTCAATGCCTTACCTTTCCCCCACGGCGCACGGCGCGCAGAGCCCGGTGAAGCGGACGATCATGGCTCACGCCCTTTCAGGATCAGGTCGTTCATCAGGAACATGCCGATGAACTCGGTGTAGCACGGGGGAATCGCCTGCGCGATCTCCGCCAGGTTCATCCAGCTGATCCCGATCGCGGCCTGCTGGACCGCCAGCGGGACGCGGTACTCGCCGATGTTGCACACGGTGCGCCCGTTCGGCCGGTTGGAGCTGCCCGGGTACTTGCGTGCCGTGAACCGGCCGTGGTCACAGGGAACCGAGGGGATCGTCACCGTCGACTCGAACAGCCGGTGCCGCCGTACCTCGATGCCGAACGACGTGCCGCACAGCATGACCGGGTCCTTCAGGTGCGCCCGCGCGCCGTAGACGTTCTCGATCACGTACGGCAGCCCGGTGGCCGCCAGCAGCTCGCGGGTTGGCGGAATCAGGTTCGGGTGATCCTGCTTCACGTGCGCCTTGTTGTTCCCGTATACGGTGGCGAACTGGCAAGGGCAGCTGGCGTGGATCGCGGCGACGTCCTTCAGCCGGTACGGCACGACGCTGCCCGTGGGCTGGTAGGTGAAGGACAGTGGCTTCCCGGCGATCAGGTCGCCCAGCGCCTTGACGGCGTCGCCCTGGAAGAACGGGAACGGGTAGTGCGGCTGCGGCTGGTGATCGATGCCGATGACGGCGAAGCCGGCCAGCCAGTACCCCCAGGCTATGCCGCCAGCCCCGCAGTAGGCATCGAGCAGCAGCGGCCGGCCGAGCGCGGCGTCCCAGGCCAGCGGCGTGTTCACGGCAGCTCCCCGGTCTCTTCGCGCGTCAGCAGCAGCCCGCCGTAGAGGAAGCCCGCGCCGAAAGCCCTGGTCATGATCGCCATCTCATCGTCGTTCAGGGCATGCCAGGCGTGCTCGTATTCCAGCCACTCCGTGAAGCAGCTGGCCATGATCGTGCTCAGGTCAGCCAGGCTGCTCATTGCCTGCCATCCTCCTGGACTTCCCGGCCGCGTACTGCCCGGTCTTCATGTCCCGGGTCACTGCCTTCCCGGTTGGCCAGCGCGCCGTCAGTGACGGTTAGCCCCAGTGCCCGCAGCTCACCCGGGAACGCCCGCGCCGCGGCCTGCGCCATGATCATCCGCTGAAGTGCGTGAACGTGCAGCCGGACTTCGGCCAGGTCATCGTCGCGCGTCAGCGGGGAATGGCCGGCCAGCTCCTCGAATTGCCGGTAGGCCAGGCCGAGCGCCCGGATGAGGTTACGCTCGGCCGCGGTCAGCAGCGGCTCCGGGTGGCTTGCGCAGCCTGGTACCCCGCACTCGGTCATGATGGCTCCTGCCTCCTCGCCTTCCTGGCCGCGAGCACCGCTGCGATCCGTTCCGGGTGCGGGTGCGCGATCGGAACCGGGTCGCTGGCGCTGCGGCTCGTGCACCACTGCCCGGCCGCCGACCCGCACAGCGGGCAGCGGACGCGCCGGATCGCGGTGATCTCGTACCGGGCACCGGGCTTGCTCACCGGGCACCGTCCCTGGCCTCCATCGGTACCTTGCCCCAGTCGATGGTGACGGTCACCACGTTCCGGCCGTCATCCAGGTCGTGCGCCAGGGTGACCGCGTCGGCCGGCAGCTCGGCGAGCACCCAGTCCAGGGCCTCGCTGAGCGTCAGCCGCCGGCTGCCCATCCGCGTTAGCCCCGGCTGGCCGCGGGGGCGCTTCCAGTACGTGGTGACGGTGAAGCTGACCTTCGGGGCCGTCTCGCTCATAGCCCGCGCTCCCTCTTCTCCCGCAGGACCAGCCGGGACAGGTGCATGACGGCCGCGCGCTGGTGGGCCGGCGTGTCCAGCGGCATGAAGCCGGAGATCGCGATGCCCAGCTCCCGGCACTCGGCGAAGACGATCACCAGCATGTCGACCGCGCTCTCGTCAACGTCCAGCGCGCCGTGCCACGGGTGATCCTGCCCGTTGCGGTCTTCCCCTCCGGGGCTTAGCCAGGCGGTCATCGTTCCACCTCATCGCCGCGCGCAGGGCCTAGCCCGAACACGTGCCCGATGCCCAGGCGCAGCGCCAGCTCGTAGTTGCGGGCAGGCTTCCCCGGGTCCGCGTCCGACTCCAGCGAGAGGCCGTCCCGCTGGCATGCCGCCTCAAGGATCTCCCGCGCCAGCGCCTCGGCGGCGTCCGGTTCCGGACCAGTTCCCGTCCCCAGGTCGGCGAGCGCCTGCTTCCAGCTAGTGAACCTGACGGCCCTGTCATCGAGGTAAGCGGAGGCGCCCAGCTTCCGGTTAGTGACGAGCAGCACGCCCCGGGTTTCCCAGAACACGCCGTCCCAGTCGCGGTCATGCCGGAAGGCCGAGTCATCGGTGCTGACCTTGAACCCGTGGTCATGAAGCCAGCCTGCGACCTGCGCGGTGTTCCGGGACGTGAAGATGAAGACCGCGTGCCTGCTCATCAGCTGCCGTAGCCCGTCCAGCGCCCCGTCGAACGGCAAGTCGTAGATGGACCCGTCCTGCCAGCCGCGTGAGTACCGGTGAATAACTCCGTCAAAGTCAATCGCTACCGTGGTCACCGGCTCATCAGCTCCCGCAGCGTCAGCGGCCGGGCGTGCAGGTACGGCCCCTTGCTGAGGCTGGCCGGGTCCCGCGTCAGCTTCGGCTCCCCGAACTTCATGCCTTCCAGGACCGGGATGCCGGTCAGCAGCCATTCCGGGCTCTTGCGCTGTTCCTGGTACATGCGGTAGCTCATGTTCATTACTTCTGCGTTCAGGCACGGGTGCAGCCAGCGCGGGTGCATTACCCACCACAGGTGACAGGCCCAGGGCCCGCGGCGAGGGGCGTCCAGGAGCCGGAACCGGTAGTACTCATCGACCAGGTACGCCCACAGGTCCTGGTAGCTCACCTGCGACGGGTCATTCATCCTCGCCGGCTCCGTGCCCAGCGGCGTGCCCTGCTTCGCTATCGTCATCGAGGGCAATCCCGAGATCGGCCCGCTTGCGGTAATCATCCAGCAGCCCGTTCACGGCGTGCCAGGGGTCGCCGCCGAGCAGGTCCCGCCAGCCCCTCAGCCATGCCTCGACGTCATCCCCGCGCCGGGCCTGGTGCCGGGACTCGCCGATGGCCGCGGAGTCAAGGCGACGGCGCGTGGCTGCCCGCATCTCGGGCGAGACTGGGGCATTGGCCACCGCCCAGAAGCGCCGGGCGTACTCAGCGCGCTCCTCGTCCGTGAGTCCGTCATCCCCGCGCCGGGCCTGCTCCGCCTCGGACTGGCCGCGCTGCGCGTACTGCATCTCCGGGGTGACGTCGCAAGTGCACTCATCGTCCGGCCGGCTCAGCGACGCGTCTCCGCACCACGGCTGGTGCTCATCCGGCTCCGCGAAGAGCATCCGGATCTTCTCCTCGCCCTCCGCGGTCATGAACCGCGCGAGCTCCTCGCGATAGGAGACGGTGGCCGGCGCCGCGAGGTCCGGCTCCCCCGTCAGGGCCTCAACCTGCCCCCGGTACGGCGGCGTGACGCACTGCCACAGCCTCAGCTTCCCGGCGTCGCGGGCCATCCGGATCGTCTGCCAGGTGCCGCTGCGCTGCGACCGCGGGTCCTCCTCCGGGAATGCCGGGAAGCCGAAGACCTGGTCAGCCCTGGCCACTAGCTCCCGGTTCCGGTCGGCGTAGTTGGTGCCCGGGGGCATGTCGATGACGGTCACCAGCGGCAGGCTCCCGGTGCGCGTCCACCAGGGGTCGACCTGACGGCGGTTACACGGGACCACCACGACGTGCTCAGCGGCCGGCCTGGTCACGTACAGCCAGGCGCCGATCCAGGCGTCCCCGCCCTGGCAGGCCCCGGTGACGTAGCGGTCCGCGAGCGGCACCCGGGCGGACAGCACGCTGGCCACGACGGACGGCGGCGGGGCGAAGTTAAAGCGGGAGGCGGTGAAGGAGATCGTGGTCACTGCGGCCACTCCTTGCCCAGCTCGTCTAGCTCGTCCAGTGGCCGCTGCCGGGCTCTCTTCCGCAGCCGCGCACTGTCAGCCGAGAACAGGATCGCGGCGGCGACGGCGCAGGCCACGGCTGCCCATGCCGCGACGGGATTGAAGAAGGCCACCGCTATCGATGTCTCCTCCCCGGTCAGGAGGAGGGCCATCCAGCCGAGGTACCGCGCTGGCCGGCGCCGGATGGTGAACGCGATGGTCCGGCTCACGTCCCGCGCCCGCCACCTCACCTCTGCCCGCCTGCTCACCGCGGCTTGCCCAGGTACGCGGAGTTGGTGGTCTCAAAGGCGGACGACCAGCGCCAGCGGTCCATCACGACCTGGTCGAACAGCCGGGACTCCAGCTCGACGGTGTTCCCGGTGTGCATCTCCAGCATCCGGATCTCCCGGTCGTAGTCCTCCGTGTGGTCCTCGGGCACCGGCAGGCTGACGATCAGCCGGATGTCCCGGCCGGCCCGCGCGTCCGCCAGGGACCGGTCCAGCTCTGCGATGGCGCGGGCCCGGTAGCCTGCCTGCGCCTTCAGGAACGCCTCCCGGTGCGCGGCCCGGTTCTTGCGCAGCACCTCCAGCAGCTCGTCCTTGCGCACGGTCACGACGTCAGGCATGAGGTCCCTTTCTCAGTCCTCGGCGAAAGCATCCTCGACGGCCTCGTCCCGCAGCGTCAGCCGCCGGGTCACCTCGGCGCTCAGTGCCTGCTGGCAGATCCGGCTGATGGTGCGCGGGGGCAGCCAGCTGAGCTTCTCCCTTAGCTCCGGCGGCACGTAGATCGTCACCCTGCTATCCACGTGACCTCCCTTTCTCGGTCTTGCAGAGTATAAGTCATCGTACCGTGGGCTAGCCCGGCTCACTAGCCAGTTCCGCTAGCGTCAGGTTCCGCGCGATCAGCTGCACGCGTTGCGCCGCTGCCAGCGGGTCGTCAGTCAGCAGCGGCGGGCCGTAGGCAGGCCCGGCGATGACCGGGTAGCCGAACAGCATGTCCCGCAGGCCCTCGGTGCGCGACAGCTCCAGGGCCGGCCATCCCTGCGGTGAGCACAGTTGCATGATGACATTGCGACACTCATGGCTCATCACCCAGTACAGGCTCCGGTGGTCATTGCGCCAGTCGCTGCGGCGCTCGTACGCCTGCCCGACCAGTTCCCGGTACAGGTCCGCGCCGCTCACGCCGCTCATCACAGCACCAGCAGCCGCACGACGTCACTGGCCGCGGCGGCGACGCCGTCCAGGTAGAGCCGGTCGTCATCGACCATGACGGCGATGCCCAGCCGGGCGCACTGCTCGCCTTTCAGGAGGCCCAGCTGCCGGATGTCCGGGTCAATGCAGCGCATGATCGCCGTGTAGCGCACGCCGAGCGCGGCCAGCGTGCGCTCACGGGCCGGCAGCGTCCACTCGCCTGTATCGCCCAGGCCGCCGGTTACCACGTAGACCTCATGGCCGACGTCGTGCAGGTCATTCGCCAGCCGGGCCAGCGCCGGGCGATCGAGCGTCCCGTCCAGGTCAAAGCCGTATGCAGTCACAGGAACTCCTCGTCTTTTACAGTATGATAAAGGTAGCTGTTCTTGCCGTTGCCTCCCGGAAGGGCCACTGATGGGAATCCGCATCCAGAAGCACCTTGGGTACGCCCTGACCGGGGTCACGCCAGAAGACGAGCGGGTTAACTGGAAGTTCGCCGAGGGCCGCTGCCACAGCGGCCACGCGTACCTGCGGTGGCTGGACGAGCGGTACGGGCCCGGTGAGGGCAAGCCGTTCCCGTCCATGGACTGGCTGACCATCCGGCACGAGGCGAACTGGCTGGAGCACGACGTTGCCGAGTGCGCTTCCTACGACTACGAGACCTCTGACCACGGCCGGGCCAGCGTCATCGTGGTGCGCCCGCTCTGCCACCCGGACTGGTCCAGGACTGACGACAGCATCGACTACAGCGCCGACCAGCTGCGTGACGACATGGGGGAATCCCGGCACGAGCTGCTGCGCACCGGGATCTTCCCGTTCGACGGCCAGCTCATGGATGCCGAGACTGGCGAGCGGCTGCCCCGCGAGGCGCTGACGTGGCGGCAGGTCACCCGGTCCCTGGAAAGCCGTCCCGGTGACAAGGACAAGCGGCAGGACGCCATTGACGCGATGGAGCTGTTCACCAGGGATCTTCTCCCCCAGTACCCCGGTTACCAGGCAGCGGCGGCCCGCGTCGTGCCGTGCGTGCCGCAGGAGGTCCGGGACGTGTGCGAGTTCCTGGGGCTGTTCACCAGTGACGAGACCTGGAAGCAGCTGCGCCCGGTGCTGGCGACGTGGTGGGGGTTACCACGTAGACCTCGTGGCCGGCGCCGTGCAGGTCGTTCGCCAGCCGGGCCAGCGCCGGGCGGTCATGAGGCTGCCTTTCGCTCGCGGTGCAGGGTCAGGCGCCCGCAGGCCATGGCGATGGCGTCATCATCACTGCGGCCGTGCCCCTCCGTCCAGGCCCTCATGTCCCGGTCATCGTCGTGCCACGAGATTCTCGCGGTGCTCAGCCGTGATGCCTTCCAGGCCGCGTACCCCGGATCGTCCGGCGCGAGGCGGTACAGGTAGACCTTGAATCCCCGGGACGTGAGCTGCGCGGCGTAGTCATGGGGGCGCGACCAGTCAGTCTCCCGCCAGCAGCGCCCGAAGTGGTCCGCGCGGAAGAAGCTGCGGGACATCAGCCGCTCCCTGTCCTCCTGGCTCACCGCAAGCCGCCGAGCAGTTCCCTCGCGATGCGGGGGTCCCGGATGAGCTGGCTGAGCTGGCCGCCCTTGATCCGCAGCAGCTCGCGCACCCGGTCGTCCACCGTGGCGAGCGCGATGATGTCGATGATCTCCACGCAGTCGTTCTCCTGCCCGATGCGGTGCAGCCGGTCCTCGGCCTGGATGGCCTGGTCCAGCTGCCAGGAGCGCTGGAGGAATACCGCCGTGCCCGCCGCGGTCAGCGTGATGCCCAGGCTCCCTGCGCCGGCGGTGGCGATCATGACGTCCAGCTTCCCGGCCTGGAAGGCGTCAATGTCATCCTTGCGAGCGCTCTTGGACTGGCTGCCGGTGATGTAGCCGCACCGGTACCCGGCCTCCTGGCAGGCCGCGCCCGCGATGTCGGCCAGCTGGCGGGAGACGCTGAACACCACGACCTGCCGGCCCTTGCGCTCGGACAGCACCTCTAGCAGCGCGTCCACCTTCCAGGACGGCGCCTTCAGCGTGACCTCGTAGTGCTTCTTCTCCTCGCCTGTCTCCGGGTCGTAGTCCACGGTGACCTTGACGTCGCAGGCGGAGCTGGCCAGCTGGCTCAGCCGGGTGAGCTGGGCCAGGACGCTCATCACCTCCAGCTCCTCGCCGTCCGGCAGGTCGGCGAGCATCTGCGCGGCCATGCCGTCGTACGCCTTGCGCCACTCCGGCGGCATTTCCACCCGGCGCACGCTGTAGACCTTCGGCGGCAGCTGGTCCAGCACGTCCGCCTTGGCGACCCGGCGGTACTGGCCCATCAGCACGGCGCGGAACTCCGGCTCCATCATGGGGTTCAGGCCCTCGATCTTGTCCTCGTACTCGCCGTCCGTCGTCATGCAGTACCGCTTGACCATGCGCTTGCGGTCCGGCCAGCTCAGCGGGTCCATTGCCGACAGCGTGGGGTGGATGTCCCCGGTGTCCCGGGTGATCGGCGTCCCGGACAGCCCGAGGAAGGTCCCCGCGTGCTGGGAGATGCGCCGCAGCGCCTGGGACTGGAGACTGGACTGGTTCTTGGCGTAGTGCACCTCGTCCGCGATGACCGACTTCGCCTTCAGCCGGGCCAGCGGCCCCTTGACGTCGGCGGCGTCCAGCCGGGCGGTGGCGTAGGTAGTGATCGCCAGCCCGCCCCAGCCCAGCCGCCGGTCCTTCCCGCCGTACATGACCGGCTGCGGCCAGGCCGGCGCCCACGCCTGGGCGTGCCGCGCCCACACGTCGCCGACGTCCCAGGACGGCACGACCACCACCATCGGGAAGATCTCGTGCCCGCGCGCCTGGCGCTCCAGCAGCCCGAGCAGGGCGGAGACCGTCTTGCCGGTGCCGGGGTCGTCAAACAAGAGGAATTTTCCTCCCGTCCCGATCATCCGCGCGGCCTCGTCCTGGTACGGCCTCGGCTCCAGGCCCTCCGGCAGCTTCAGCGGCTCCCGCTCCTCCTGGCCCGCGCCGGCCCGCCGCAGCAGCTCCGCGGTGATCCACTCCGTCAGCCGCGGGCCCGGTACCCACCGGCCGAGGGTGTTGCCGGAGAAGGTATGCCCCAGCTGGCAGACCGTGGCCCAGGTCAGCGGCCCGATCAGCGCCCCCGGCGGCTTGCTGCCCTCGAACAGCGGCGTCATCTTGCGCATCGCCGTGGCGGCCTGCTTCACCTCGTGGTCGTCCCCGCTGGCGATCACGACGACGTGGGCGCCGTCGCCGGAGATCTCGCCGAAGACGCCGGCGGTCACGTCACGCTCGGCGGAGGGCACTGGTGCGCGCCTGCCCAGTCCAGCAGGTCGCTGAGCAGGAGGCAGTCCCCGGCGATCCCGCGCGCGGCGGGCATGGCGGACGTCCCGCAGTGCGTGCACCGGATCTCTACCGGGTCGTAGCCCGGGACTGGCGCGGGCTGCTGCCCCGTCACCGCGAAGTCCCCGGCCCGGATGCCGCTGGTCACCGCTTCTCCTCCTCGCCCAGTATCCGGTGCACCTGCGCGATGGAGATGCCGAACTTCCTGGCGATCAGCATCCGCCAGCTGGTGACGCCGGGCGCGTTCCCGTATTCCGCCTGCCAGCGGTAAAAGCTGTCCCGCGCGCTCCTGCGGTACGCGCGCACGCGCTGCTCCAGGCCCATGACGGCCTCCCTTCGCTGCCCTGAGTATCTCAGGGTCTCAGGCCCGGCAAACGGGAAAGCCCCCGGTTCCTGATCGCAGCAGGAACCGGGGGCGGTAGTTGACGCGGAGCGCCCTACTTCTCGTTTCCGCAGCAGCAGCGCGCTACGCCGTCCCCATCGGTGTAGGAATTCGTGCAGCGGCTATGGCTGCCGACTGCGCAGAAATCACACACGGCTCAGCCCTGCTGGGTCAGCCGGGCCAGCAGGGCCAGCTGGTCGGAGTCCAGGTCGGGAACCTGGCCCATGGCGGGAGCCTGCTGGGGTGCCTGCGCCGGGGTGGCCGGCTGTGCGTACTGCTGGGGTGCCTGCGCCGGGGTGGCCGGCTGTGCGTACTGCTGGGGTGCCTGCGCCGGGGTGGCCGGCTGTGCGTACTGCTGCGGCGGTGCCGGCTGCGCGTACTGCTGCGGCGGTGCCGGCTGCGCGTACTGCTGCGGCGATGCCGGCTGCGCGTACTGCTGGGGAGGTGCAGCCTGCGCGTACTGTTGCGGCTGCTGCTGCACATACTGGGGAGGAACGTACGTTTGCTCCCCGTTCGGCCCGGTGACGGTGAACTGCGGCTGGGCGTAAGGATCAGCCCCGTTTGCCTGGGCAGGAGCCGGCACCTCAGCGGCGGGGGGAGCCTGGCCGTTCCCGCTCGGCCGCTGGTAGGTGACCTGCTTCATCTTCTGCGCGTTCAGCCCGGGAATGGGGCGCTCGCCCATGTACCGGATGGTGACGACCGCGCCCATCTCCGGGGGAGTGCCGGGCTTGCAGCCGGCCCGCTCCATCGCGGCCTCCAGCTCGCTGCGGTCCGCGCCCTTGACGTACCAGGCGGCGCGGCCGTCAGGGAATTCTGCGGAGGGCTGCATCTGGAGCGGGACGACCATCACGTACTTGACGCGCCCGTCCGGGTGCTTGAGGATGATGCGCCGGTCGCGCATGTCGGTCTGCGCCTGGATGTCAGCCCCGGTGATGGTGCGCGAGACGACGCCGGCGTACGTGAAGCCGACCGGCTTCTTGTCAAAGGTCAGCGACTTGCCCGACCCCACGGGCTGGTTGTAGAACTCATCGATCGTTCCGGTGGGCACAGGAGCGGGAGGAGGAAGGGGCTCAGCAGGGTGCTGGTAGTACGGCTGCTGCTGCTGCGGGGGCGCGTACGAGGGCGGGCCCTGGGGAGGGTAGTACGGCTGCTGCGGGGCCGGGGCCTGGGGAGGGTAGTACGGCTGCTGCGGGGCCGGGGCCTGGGGAGGGTAGTACGGCTGCTGCGGGTACGTCATGGGTGCCTTGTCCTTGCCAGTGCCAGTGTCATTGTCAGGGACGGGGCGCCTCCCGGCGTGCCCGGAGTACGTACGCTACTCCTGCCGTCAGGACGGGGGAAGGAAAACAAGTGATATACTGCAACAGACCCAGAGGAGGGAATGCTGAGCACGCGGAAGACAGTGAGCAAGAGGAGCAGCCAGGTGGATAAGGCTCGTGAGCAGGCACGCCGGTACATGGAGGCGGTCTACGGGAAGAACGTCTGGTTCAAAGCGCCCGAGACGTTCAGTAACGTCCTGGAGCGCTGGATCTGGGCCGTTGCCAGCAGCACCGAGGACACGCTCGGCGAGGAGTGCATGACAGCAATCGAAGCCAAGATGACCGAGGTAAGGCAGGGCGGGTGACCGAGGAGGAACTAGGCAGGCTCATCAACGCCGCCCAGCGCTACGACCATGAGCACCGCCTGCGCGGCCACGGCTGGACGCGCGTCAGCGACCAGCAGGCCGCCCGCCTCATCCTCGGCGCGCTCGGCGCCATGGCTGCCGCCGCAAACCCAACGCAACCGAACGGTGATGACCGGGACGACTCCCCGTTCGGGGACCTCGCCACGGAGATTCGCGAGCGGGGTGAGCCATACCAGGATGGCGCCACGCTGCGGCATACAGCCACTGGCGTCCGGGTGGCCTGCCGGGAGTGCGGTGAGCTGCCGTCACCGGACCTCATGGGCTGGTCGAGCGACTGGCTCACGCTGTGCCAGGATGCCCGGCGCCATGCCCTGGGCGAGGGTCACCAGGTCGCCGTCAGCCGGTGGCTCGGGGCCATCTACGGCCCCGTAGCGGAAAGCGCGGGAGGAGGTAGCGAAACTGGGCGGGATCAAGCGCCGCAAGCAGCTGAAGAGGCTCCAGCGGCGCCAGGCGAAGTTTGACGAGCACGGCCCGGACACCAGGGCCAATCCCGGTAAGCAGGAGGGCGGCGGCCAGATGCGCATGCACCGGCCGGGCAGCAACACGAAGTAGGAGACCGCGGTGAAGGACGAAGGCGGCCACGCAGACCGGGGCAGTGCTGTCCGGGAATGGCTGGACCACGTGGCGAAAGGACTGCGGCCGTGGTCACCGTGGAAGAAGCTGCTGCTGCGCACGAGCCTGGAAGATGCCTATTACCGGGGTTACGACCACGGGCACGCCGACGCCCGCGAAGACCGGGAAGGAACATCATGACGCTCAAGGCGGGGCAGCAGGTGAGCCTGCTGTTCAGCAAGGAGACCACCGGGACCGTCAGCCTCGTGCGCGACGGGAATGTCTCGGTAACGTGGAGCCAGGCCGAGCGCGGTAAGCCGCGCATCCGGCGCAGCTACCCTGACGCCGTGGCGCAGCGCGTCCTGCTGCCCCGGCGCTAACGGAAAGGAGCCCGCCCGTGAGGAGCGAGCAGCATCTCATGCCCAGGCCGTAAGGCGAGCATGAGAGGGGGTGAGATCACCCCATGGCAGCAAGCAAGACCAGCAAGGGCCGCAAGATCGGGCGGAACAAGGACAAGTGCGCGAAGTACGCCGCCCAGCACCGCAGGACCCGTAACAACCCGGCGCGCACGCAGCGCCGCGACGAGAAGACCCCGCACTGATGAAGAGCTACGACCAGGCAGCCCCGGTCTCATGGCCGGGGCTGTCCCCTTGTCCCGGGCGGGCCTAGCCCTTCAGGCTGCCGGTGAACCGTGCCCACGCGGCCGGGCTGACCTCCAGGACCGGGCTGTCCTGGCCGAGCTGGGTGTCGCGGACGCCGACTACGCCGGGCCCGGTCCCGGCGCCGACGCAGCCGCCGTTGTGCACGCTGTAGCTGGCCTTGCGCCAGGTGCCTGCTTCTACGCAGTTGCCTGTCGCGCTGTACGTGCTCTTGCGCCATGTATCCATGAAGATACTTCCTTCGCTGACGTTCCCCGAGCTGTCATGATAGCTCGTGCACGTGCACGCGAAGGCCCGGAATGGCCGGATCAGGCCGCAGGCGCGGGCGGCACGGCCGCGGTCACGGTGCTGACTGCCGTGTCGAGGGCGGCCTGCGTGCCCGCGAGCCGCGTCACGGCATCGTTCAGCGCCGTGGTGTCGACGCCGGCGGGCAGAGCGGCGATGGCGTCCTTGATCGCCTGCGCGTCCGCGCCGAGCTGGGTCACCTGAGCGCTGACGTCGGCCATGGTGGCCTGGATCTGCGCTACCGCTGCGTTGATGTCATCCTGCGATGCCATGATCTCTCCTATTTTCCCGGTAAGGCGGTACTCCATCTCGTGGAGCAGCCGCCGGAGCGTCTCGTCGTTCATGCTCCCATGATGAGGCGCTCAGCAGTGAGGCTGCCCGCCGCGTGCCGGGGAATTCAGCTGGCCAGCACGCCAGTTTTCCGGGGCATGCCTGACCTGCGAAAATCCGCGGGGCAGCGCGGAGCGGCCGAACTCAGACCGGGTGATACGGTTACATACCTCAAGGACTTCATGGCCACAGCGGGCCGGACAGCGCCACGCAAGGCCATTCACGGTCAGTAACCAGGGAGAGAGCATGGGAGCGGGAAGTTACCGGCGCTTCCCGCGCTTCGGCAGCGAGGTCAGGTGGTACCCGCGGCATGCGGGGCAGCGGTAAGCGCGCTGCTGCAAGCCGGGCTTCCCGGTACCGTTCCCGCGCACGTCCGGCATGAGGGCCAGGGCTATCCGGGCGTCCAGCAGCGTGCGGTAGCGGATCTTCGCGCAGGTCCCGGTCAGCCTCGCCCTCTCGTGATCGTTCCCGGGCAGCCGGGGCCGCCATCGTAGGAGCTCTGCGGCCGGTACAGGAAGCAGAAATAGCATTCTGTGTCGTCAGGCGTCATGGGAACCTGATTCAGGCTCATCCGCCCGGCCATCACCTCGGCCGCGACTAGCTTTCGCGTCGCCGTGCGCTCCAGCACGCTGACTACCAGCGCGTCGTCCTCGGGCGTGAGCACGTGATCCCAGACGTACATCCCGTCCAGGGTCGATGCCGTCCGGGGATACGCTGCCAGGACCACGCGCCGCACGGGCAGTCCGAGCGCACGGAACCCGGCACCGTACAAGATCAGCTGGACCCGGTACTTCCTCGACGGCCCGGCCGGCGACTTGACCTTGGCCAGCGACGTTGCGCCGAGCACCTTGTGGTCAACGACGGCCTGCTCCCAGGCGTCGTACAAGTCGGCAGTCCCGGGGTGGTCCGGATGGGGAGTGACCTTGACTTCCGCCGCCCAGCGGATGACGTGCTCACGAACGTTCTCATCGTGGAAGGCGGCAGCTAGCCAGGCGTGCACTGCCGTGCCGACGATCGATGGCCACGGGTCATTGACGTGGTTGGTCGGCGTGATGCCCGCCAGCTTGCCGACTACCTGCTTATCGCACTCGACCCCGATCTCGGAGGGACCGAGGTGCACCTGCTGGGACCGGGGCGCCAGCGTTGCCTGCCGGGTGATGACCCCCCGCAGCTCCCGGGCGTAACGGCTGCTCCATTCCGAGTTTCCCTCCATCCCCCGGGGGGCGGCGGACATGAACTCGGCGGGGGTGATCGTCATGAGCAGCTCCTGCCAGGTAAGCGGGCAGCGGACATGGGAACCGTGATCTTCTCCTGGACCGCTGTCCGGGTGCCCCAGGCCAGCAGGCACGGCCAGTGGTAGTGCATCGTAGCCGAGGCAAGGCGCAGCTCGCCGTCCCGGACGCGCATGGTGCCCCGCGCGTGAACTACGCCGGTAATCAGGTGGCCGCACTCATCGCAGGCAACGCTCAGCATGGCATTATCCCTTCAGCCTGGTCGTGAACGCGGCCCAGGCACCGGGGCTGAATTCCAGCACCAGGCTGGCCGCACCAGGCTTGCTGTCCCGGACGCCGACGATGCCAGGGCAGCCCCCGGCCTCTCCGCGGCCACTCGAATTGCTGTGCGTGCTCTTGCGGTAGGCTGCCGCCTCCACGCACGCTCCCTGGCTGTTGGACCTGGCGGACTTACGCCAGCTGGCGGCTTCCACGCACGCTCCGTTCGGGTTGCTGTGACTGGACTTGCGCCAGCCGACAGGCATCATCACCTGCATGGTCGTTCCTTTCAGGAGGGTCATGACCGGTGCCTGCGCCGCAGGGCATCGGGGGCGTACATGTTGGCCAGCGTGATAACGAGGTCCCGGGCCAGGACGGGCTGCCTTCCGTGCCGGCCGCGGGCCAGTGCCTCCAGGACCTCGCGAAGCTCCCTCGCCTGCGGGGACAGGGACTCATCCCGGGACCGGGCCTCGTCAAGGGACCCCAGCGACCACCACAGGTAGGCGTCGCTGGACTTCGGGGGCATCGGCGGCGGCGACGTCACGGCACCCGGGACCGGATCTTGGCCAGGACCTCGCCCAGCACCTCGTCCGTGCGCGCGGTGTCCTTCGTGCAGTGCTGAATGGCCAGGATGGCAGTCCACGCCCGGTCGGCCAGCTCCTTCAGCAGCCGGTCCAGCGCCGCGGGGTCATGCGGCTTGCGGGGATTCCCCCCGGTGGCGGAGATCAGCTCCGCGATGGACTCGCCTTCCTCTTCCGCCAGCTTGCCGACCCGCAGCCATTGCAGGGCCAGCGGCTGCGCCTGGTACTCCGCGGAGGCGCCGGCGTCGATCCACTCGTCAACTGCCTTCACGGCAGCCAGCTCACCGGGCGTCATCGCGGCTGTCCTTCCACTCCTGAGGGTCGCTCCAGGCGCTATTGCGCGAGTACGAGTGCGCGTCCCGGCTGGACAGCCCGGCGGCGCGGCCGGCCGCGTAGCGCTCCCGCCAGACGGGGCCCATGCGCTCCTGCCGTCGCTGCGCGGAGCCGTTCCCCTTGCAGCGCACGCTCTCGGCCTGGCGGCAGGGCGGGCACAGGGTCACGTCCTCACCGTGCCGCTGATGGCGCTTGTACGCGGCCGGGGTCCCGCACGGCTCCAGGTCGTCCTTCGCCCGGTTACCCACGACTGGGTCCCTGACCGGTGAGGTCCTTCATAGTGCGCGCAGCTCCCAGTGCGCGCTCTTCTTCGCGTACTGCACGTACTTGCGCGGGTCCTCTTCCTTGAGCCGCTTGCTGTCCAGCCGCCAGGACTCGACGTACGTGAGGCTGAGCGCCGGCATTCCCGGGGGGCCCGCCAGCGTCATCGCCGTGACGCCAGGGCTCGCGGCGGTCCCCTCGGCCTTGATCGCGCCCGTCAGCTCCTCCCACCTCGCCTTGGCCTCCTCGTACTCGGCCTTCAGCATGTCGTAGCGCGCCATCAGGTCCTCCAGGCGGCTGCCGGGCGTGACCGTCACCGACAGGCGCGGCCTGGGCTCGCCGCTCACGCCCCGCCCTCATCATCGCTGGAGGACACCGGCTGGAGCATGGATGGCGACTGGAGGTCAGCGCCCTTGTGCTGGCACTCGCACCACTGTGACCCCAGGACGGCAATGCCGTTCAGGGCCTTCTGGCGAGCCAGCTCGGGGCAGTCACCGTGCTTGCGCTCCCGGCACGCGGGACAGATCATCAGCATCTCCCGGACTGTGTAAGAGTCTCCAGGAGTCTATGCTACTAGCAGGCCAGGCGGCTTTCCCGGCGAATGTGATACTCTAAGAGACTAGTACATCCGAGGCACGGAAGGGCAGGTGACAGGGGTGCGCAGCCATATCTGCTCCGACTGCGGCCAGCTGGTGCGGCACGACCGCTGGGCCAGGCACATCCTCAAGCACGGTCGCATCGTCCCGGACCCGCACTCGCGCACGTCAGTGACGGACGAGGAGGACCCGGCAGCCGATGGCTGAGCGCTGGCGGCGGCTGAGCGAGCGCCTGTGGCTGTGGTGGCACCGCCGCCACGGCGCGATCGGGTCCGAGCCTGCCGCGAGCCTGAAGCCGGGCGAGTTCAGCCATATCTGCATGGGGTGCACGTCAGTGCTGTACCTCTTTCACAATGATGGCTGACGTCGTCCTGCTGCTCCGCCAGCCGCCCCGGGCGGCATGATGACAGGAAAGGAGGAAGAGAGCATGGGAGACATCGGGACTGACGAGCCACTGAAGCGGCGCATCCTGGAGCCGATGCCGGCCACCGAGCCGGTACCTGAGATCACGCCAGAGCCTGTCATTGAGCCAGTGCGGGTGCCGGAGGAAGTTCCGGCGTGACAGTGACGACCATCATGCGCATCATCCAGTTCGCGGTCTTCATCCTCGTCTGGGGGACGGCCCTGCACTGGGTGACGCGCACGCCGAGAAAGGGAAAGACGGGCATGACCCAGGCTGCCTGTCCCGGCCGGAAGAACCCGGCCTGCACGTGCACAGGCTCATGCGGCACGACCCCGGGGCCGGGGCACTGCCTGTGCACGGAGTGCGTGAGCATCACGATCAGGAAGGCCAGCGGGACCTTCTCCGGGACGACCGCGTCCTCAGCGTCGCTCGCGAGCCTCTTCGGCTTCCCCGCGCAGGGCTCCCGGCTGGGGAACGGCGGCGTCACGGGGTTCGACGGGGCCAGGGCCAAGGGCAGCGACGATTACGAGCTCGCCATCGGCAGCGTGCACGGGCTGAGGCAGTGGAAGCTGCCGTTCGACTCCCTGCTGCACACCATCATGGCCACCGACCAGCGGCCCTGCACCGAGGCCCTGTGGCATCCGGGCAGCGAGCCCCCGCTGCTGACCGGCGTCACCGGGTTCGCCTGGCCGCCTGGCATCGTGGAGGCCCGGTGCAAGAACTTCCAGGATCACGAGCCGCCGGTCGAGTACGACCCCGTGCGCAAGGGCTCGTGCGGCTGCGGCTTCTGGGGCTACTGGAAGATGGCCGACCAGACCTGGCACGACAAGCTCCCGGTGTTCGGCATCATGGAGGGCACCGGCCGGGTGGTGATCGGCTCCAAGGGATTCCGCGCGCAGAAGGGCCGGATCATCGCCCTGGTGCCGGCGTTCACCATCGACGTCGCCGCCACCCCGGACCCGGTCCCGGGACCGTACTACGGCTCGTGGCAGCAGCTCTCGCCGTATGAGCCCGCGGTCCCGGAGCTGTCCGCCGAGGGGGCCGGGGACCGCGAGCGGGAGATAGCGGAATCCCGCCAGCGCGCAGACGCCTGGCTGGGCGTCATCATGGAGCTGCTCGGCCTCATGTACCCCGAGGCCCGGGTCTTCGCGACCCTCAAGGGCATGCTCGCGTGCGTCCCGCCCGGGGAGGTCACCCAGTGAGGGTGTACCTCGGCCTGCACAAGACAACCGGTGACGCGTGGACGACCAAGGGCATGTACCTGGAGGAGGCCAGCGGGATCATGTGCCAGCTGGATGACGGGTCCATGGTCGTCGTCGTGAATGACGGCCGGGTACTGCGCTTCAGCGCTGAGGGCCTGGGGACGGAGGTCCCCCAGTGAGCCTGCCCGAGCTGCGCGCCGCGGCCGGCCAGCGGCAGGACGAGCGGGCACTGGCCGCCAGGCTGCGCGGTAGCCGGGCCGCCGCGAGGCTGTCCCAGGACGAGGTGGCGGCCCGGCTCGGGTACGTCAGGTCCGTCGTCTCCGCCATCGAGAACGGCAAGCGCAAGGTTACCGGGCTGGAGCTGCGCCGGCTGGCGAGCATCTACCAGGTCAGCGCCGGCTACCTGCTCGGTGAGGAGGCCGCCGTGGCCGAGCATGCCCGGGAAGAGCTCCTCCGGATCTTCGCGAGGCTGGGGGAGAGGGACCGCGGGCTCGTCCTGCGCTACGCCACCTTCGTGGCCGCGCACACGAGAGAGGAAGCAAGTGAAAGTGCAGATCAGTCACGGGAGTGATCCCGAGGAGCCGTCCTGGTTCGTCGTCAGTCCGCTGCCCGGTGAGGTCAAAGGTCACGGGATAACGAATGAGATGGCCGTGCAGTCCCTCCTGGATGCCGGGCGCACCGTCTGCGAGGTTGAGGCAGCGCCATGGCAGGGCTGCCCCTCGGGCCGGGAGGCCAGGCAGGCACGCAGGCGAGAGCAGGAGGAGAGTCATGGATGACCTGATCGCGGCACTGGTCATCTTCCGCAAGTACGGCAATCCGGAGAGCCCGACCGTCTGCGAGCACGACGTGCTGTGGGTGAACATTGACCCGGCGCTGGTGACGCCTGAGGACGTGCAGCGGCTGAAGGCCCTGGGTTTCCTCACCCCCTCATCCGGAGACGAGGCCGGGTTCATGTCCTTTAAGTTCGGGAGCTGCTAATGATCACCATCCAGCGGGCACCGCTGCTGTACGTCACCGGGGACGCCACGATGCCGCAGGCGGACGGGCAGCGCATCATCGCGCACGTCTGCAACGACATCGGCGCCTGGGGCTCCGGGTTCGTCATGGCCATCTCCGCGCGGTGGCCGGAGCCGGAGGAGGAATACCGGCTGTGGGCGCGGGAGGGGCCGCACTTCGAGCTCGGGTACACGCAGCTGGTCCGCGTCGATGACCAGACGGTGGTGGCCAACATGATCGCGCAGCGGGGCACTGCCAGCTCGCCCGCCGGCGACGGGCTGCCGCCGGTCCGGTACGCCGAGCTCGGCGGCGCGCTGCGGGCGGTCGGTGAGGAGGCCCGCAAGACCGGTGCCTCCGTGCACATGCCGCGGATCGGCTGCGGGCTGGGCGGGGGCCGCTGGGACCAGGTACGGCCAGTCATCGAGTGGTCCCTGTGCCGGCGCGGCGTCCCGGTCACCATCTACGACCTGCCAGCCGGAGAAGCACCTCGACCGTGAACGTCACCCAGCAGACCGAGGTCACCATCAAGGTCCCCCGGCTTGAGGCGGACATGATCGCCCAGACGCTCGGCGAGGTCCTGGGCGCCATGGGGAGCTGCTGCCGGTGCACGTCACCGGAAGCCTTCTCTAACGGGAACCACAACTGGCGCACTGACCCGCGCCTGCTGACGGAGCTGTACAACCTGCTGCGCCCCGCAGGGTGGCCGCCGCTGTTACCCGGGATGCTGCTGATCTTCAAAATAGTCTGAAGGGGTATCATGACGGGATGACCAGCAGCGGAAGGGCAGGGACCACTGCCATCAAGCGACCGGGCGCGGGAATCGACATTGACCGCGCCCGCCTTGTCCGCATGCGCCAGAGCAGGCTGATGAACCGGGCGCAGCTGGCTGAGGCGATGAGCAACGGCCCGTGCTCGCATTGCGGCCGGCCGTACAGCCACGAGGCACTGTGCCCGAGTGAGGGCAAGTACACCATCACGCCGGACGCCATCGCCAAGATCGAGAACGGCCACCGCAGGCCGAAGACCGCCACCCTCGCTCAGATGTGCGACGCGCTGGGCTGCGAGCCGGCGGACCTCCTGCCCCCCGGGAGCGTGATCCCCGTGTTCCGCGAGCCCGTGTTCCGCGTTCCCTGCCCGCGGTGCGAGGCGCTCTCCGGCCACGAGCCCGGGTGCGCCGGCCCGGCGTGAGCGAGGACGCGACGGCCGCTTCCCTGCCCGCAGAGCTGGCTGTCGCCCTGCGGCGGGGAACGGAGGCGCGGCACCGCGGGGAGTATGAGCGCCGGATCACCGACATGGGCGAGGCCGGCTGGTACTGGCACCTGTACCTGGACGGCCAGCGGCTCAACGGCGGCCTGAGCGCCACCCGCGAGGAGGCCGTCATCGCGGCCGGGTGCGCCGTCACCTTCGACCGGGCGGGTCATTACTGCCCTTCCTCCTGCGGGCCGTCGCGCCTGGAGACTGCCCTCCTGTAACGCTGGTCCTCGTTTAAGCACGGCTCCCGGCGTAAACTCCCGTGCAAGGAGCTGAGCGCCTTCCGGCCGGCATCTCCCTGGACTACGAATTCCGCGTCAGGGCAGATGAGGTAGTGGGTTGGGAGCGCATGACATCATCACCCTGCTGGAGAACGGCGGGGCGATCGTCGTCTTCATTGGCCTTCTCATCTCAGGCCAGGTTGTCCGCAAGGGCGAGCTGGACGACATGCGCAAGCAGCGTGATGACTGGAAGGCCGCCGCCGAGCTCAACCAGAAGGTCGCCGAGCAGGTACTTGACCAGGGTGGCGCCGCCAAGGAGCTTTTTGCCGCGATGAAGCGCATCGCAGTTGAGGCAGGGAAGCAGCCAGGCCCATGAGGTGGAGATTCTGGGTGCGGACCGAGAGCAATGACGCCCGCGAGGCCCGAGAGGCCCGCGAGGCGGCAGAGGCCCGGCTGCGTGCGGCACGGCATAATGTGGTAGTCCCGCTCAGCGAGATGCGGCAGGACAACCACGTGTCAGCCCGGCTTGATGTCCTCATCACGCGGGCGGCCCGGCACCGGGGAGGGTGAGGGGTTTGCCACAGGATCACGTTCTCACGGTCATCGACCACGTGCTCATCAACGCGGCGTTCATCACGTCACTGCTGTTCGTCCCGGTCACGTCCGTCTACTGGCCCTGGTGGCAGTCCTGGTGGGGCCGCAACATCGTCATCCTGGAACTGTGCATCGCCGGCACGCTCTTCGGCTCGTGGCTGTTCCTTGACTTCGGGATCTCCTCCGACGTACTCCAGTGGGTCGCGGCCTTCTTCCTCTCGGCAATCGTCGGCATCGTCGCCTGGCGGGCGGTCATGATCTGGTTCGAGCAGCGCAGGGGAGCCCGCAAGCACTCCGATTACCCTAATCCCCGTCATGACGGGCGCCTCACCCCCGGGCTGACCGATCAGCAGCAGCTATCCCGCGACGAGAACGGTCACTGAAAAGGCGAAGGCCCCTCGCACGTCGCCATGCGAGGGGCCTTCGGGCACAGGGGCGGCGTACGCGCTCAGGCTGCGGGAACGACCTGGATCGCCGTAATTGCCAGGTCGTCCAGGACATAACTGCCCGCGCCAGTATCGGAGTCGTAGCCGAATGCGTAGACGTGCAGCGTGGTAGCCGTGCTCAGCGTGAATAGCCCGGACCCGCTGAAGTAGCTGTCAATCGTGGCGTGCGTCCCGGACTCCAGCGCGCCGGCGCCGGCATTCAGCAGGTCCCCGGTGAAACCGCTGTTCTTTACCTGGTCGTAGACGAAGAACTGGGGAAACTCCTCGACTGCCCCGGTGCCGCCGGAGGGCGGGGTGGCCTTGGCGGCCAGGCTCAGCTGGTAAGTGCCCGCGGGCAGGCTGACCGTGCCGACTTCCGTGGAGTTGGCGACGAACCCGCCTCCTGTCGGCACGCTGGCGACGGCGCCGAGATCGTGGACGCCCGCGCTTACTACCCCGGACGGTCCCTGCGCTCCGGCGTCACCTTGCGGGCCGGCCGCGCCCGTGCTGCCCTTCGGTCCCTGCGCGCCGACGATGATGGACGTGGTTCCGGCCGGGCAGGTTGCGGACGGCGTGGACAGGAACGTCACCGCGACGTGCCCGCTGCCCTCGCAGGCGTACACGGCCTTCGGCTGGATGACGGTGGCGGCGCCTGCCGCGTACGCGGCTCCGGCGGCTGTTCCCGTGAGGGCGATGGCCGCAACGGCTGCCGCCGCGAGGCGCTTTCCGGACAAGGTCATTTGCTGCCTTTCAGAGGTGATTGCCTGCGAGAGGCAGCGTACCTTATAAAAGTCTGTTGCGGTCGTCCGGGCAGGCGGAAGGCCCTCTGCTGGGGGGGAGGGCAGAGGGCCTTCCTGTCTACCGGGAGGGGGCTACACGACCCGGTAAAAAGCGGTGGGCCTCCAGGAGCTCCCGGCGTAGTACGTGAAGCCGATCACCGTGCCGGAGTGGTGCGCGCCCCACGTCACCCCTGACCGGACGTACAGCTCCACGTGGCCGGTGCCGTAGAAGGCCGCGTCTCCCGGCTGCGGGCTGTACGTGCGCGCGAGCTTGCCCGAGCCGAGCATCGCCACCGTGTTGTGCGGCAGGGAGATGCCGTCCGCGTGCAGGTAAGCGGCCATCACCAGGCCCGAGCAGTCGAATCCGCCAGGGCCGGAGCCGCCCCATACGTACGGCTTGCCCGCCTGAGCGAATGCCCAGGCCAGCGCGCGGGCCGCCAGGGATGACCCGGTCGTCACCGGGTGCGAGCCGGGCACGGTGAAGCCCAGGGCCGCCGACCAGTGCCCGTGCACGTCATGGACTGACCGCCCGGCGCGCACCGCGGCAGAGTACCGTCCCGGTGCCAGCACGACAGTGACCCCGGCATGCCGCAGGCCATCGGGCACCACCCGGTCGAAGCGGGATGGCCCGGTGATGCGCAGCTCGTAGTCACTGGCGCCGCGGACGGCGTTCCAGCGCAGGACTGCCCGGTGCGGGGCGACCGCCGCGCGCAGTCCCGCCGGGGCCGCCAGCTCGGGGAGCGCGGTGGCCTGCGAGGCAGCCGCGGCGGTGGCCGCTGGCGCTGAAGGCGCTGCCAGGGCCTGCGCGGCAGGGAGGACGGCCAGCCCGGCGGACATCGCCAGGACAGCCAGGATGCGCTTGATCAAGGTCTTCCTCTCCATTACGGGCATGACATCTTCTCCCGGAACTCCTCAGCCTGCCGGGCCATCTGATCGAGCCATTCGGCGTCGGACAGCCCGATAGCAGGCTGAGGCGCGGTGACGTTCACCGGGCCTTGCCGGTAGGGCTCGGCGACGCGGGGCAGCAGCGCGGTGGCCTGGACCGGGGTGATCCGCTGCCTGACGGGCGGGAGGCTCACCCAGCCGTCCGGCGTGACGGGGGGACGCCACTCCGCAGAGCGCCGGGCGGCTGGCATGGCGCTCACGGTCGCGTCAAGGCTGGCCTCGAACGCGCCGCGTGAGTACCCCCGCTTGTAACCGAGGACCCCGCCCAGCAGCCAGGCGCCGCAGCACCCGATGATCCCGGCGATCAGCGCGAGGGACGCGACCGTCACCGGGGAGGAGATGACGGCGGTCATGGCGGTCACTGGCACACCCACTGGGCGAAGGTGTCGCCGCTGGCCCGGAACTTGGCCACGGCGTTGAGCGCGTTGACGTGCGCGTCGCGCAAGCTGCCCCCGAAGGCGGTGACCTGGCCGAGGATCTGCCACAAGCCGGTCGCGCCGCTGGGGTTGTGCGCGAAGGTGTTCCAGCCGCTCTCGCACATGGCGATCCGCAGCGCGTGGCTGACCGCCCAGGACGGGCCGCCGGCGCACAGCCAGAGCATGCTCATCTGGGAGGCGGTCAGGTGACCGGACGGGTCAGAGCAGCCGGATGACCCGGATGAGGAGGACCCTCCGGAGGAGCCTGCGGGCTGGTGGTGCGCGACAGGCGCGACGCTGTGCGCCTTCTTCGCGGCAGCCTGCTCGATGAGGAGCTGCCGTGCGGCGGCTGCCGCGGCCTTCTTCTGCGCGGCCAGGCGCGTGAGTACTGCCAGGTGCGTCGTGTGAGACAGGTGAGCCTGGTGCACGGCCAGGGCGTCGGCCTTCGCGGTGGCCAGGCCCGTAGCCGCGGCCCGCTGCGCCTTGTCTAGGGCAGGACTGCCCGTATCCGCGTACGTGACCGGGATGGCAGCCGCGGCAGGGACAGCAAGCGCGTCGGCGGCGCCGAGCGCGGGGCTGGCCGGGGCTACCAGCGCCAGCGCGGTGCCGGCGGTAACGGCCGCGACGGCCAGGGCCGCAATTCCCGTGCGGGCCGGGGTGAGGAACCGCGATGTGCGAACCGCGGGCATCGGGGTAGTGCAGTCAGCAGGACCTGCTGCCCGCGGCAGCGGCATCGTGCCTGCCTCTGCCGAGGGCTGTGGCCGGTAACGGCGCCACCTCATGGCGCATCACGCTCCTGGATTGAGACGGGGAAAGACTCCGAAACATCCAGAAGCCAAGCACGTGCATCTGCAAGCGCACAAGCAGAACGGCGAGTGAATCACGAATGAATCACGAGCCCGGGCCGCACAGCCCTGACCCGTGATCGATTCGTTACTTCCAGGCGATGGTGGCCACGGCAGCGGTCAGCACGATGAACGCCACCGCCATCACCACCGCGACGACCGCGATCGTGACCCATGCGGTCGTGACCATCCGCCCAGGCGGGGGCTTATCGCGCAGGATCGGCTGCGGGCCGGAGTTGATCTTCTGGAGCATCCGCACGACGGTGGACTGGCTGACGTCCCCGATCGTCTCGGCGATCTTGCGGGTGGACATCCCGATCGACCGCATCCTGCGGACCTGTTCCTCCAGCTCTGAATCGGTCAGACTCACTGAGTCACGCCCCGCTCCGCCTCGAAGGCGCGGACCTCGTCAGCCAGCTCCCACCACGCGTCCCACGTTGCGCGCCATCGCTCAGCGACGTCATCGGGCACTTCCGTCTCTCCTTCAGTCCCGTAGCCCCCGAACCGCAGGTACAGCGCCGGGTACTGATCGTCCCAGTCGATGAGCACCCTCACCGCGCCACCGCCCAGCCCTGTGTGACCACGAATTCTGCCCAGTCCGCGGGCTGGATGCGCCTTTCATCTCCCGCGGGACGTGCCAGGGCCGCCTTGTCGTACAGCAGCGCCGCCACCGCGGAGCACACCGCGTGCCCCTGGACCTGGCCGTGCACGGGGCTCCACAGGTGCAGGTCGTCCAGGCCGTCGCCGATGATGGCCGCCCAGTCGTACGGCATGCCGAGGATCGCCACCGCGCCGTCCGTGATGACCTTGCGCTGCGCGTCCGTCTTCGGCTGGGCGACGTTGGACAGCGTCCACCGCGAGGACAGGTAGTCGCTCGCGTTCCGCCAGCCGACCCCGCCGGGCCGTCCCTCGATGACCCACAGCGTCCCGCTGGCATCCCAGTGGTGCACGACGGCGACGTGGTTACTCAGGTTCGGCTTGTCCAGCAGCGCTGACCCCAGGCGGATCATCGTGTCCGGCCACGCGCCAGGGGTGCGGGTAGCCAGGACGTCCCCTGGCAGGAGTCCGTTGATTGTCATCTGCCCCTCCTTGACGGTGCTTCCCTGATCATGCGCCTGGCGCAACGGTAACGGAATCCACCTTCGGTGATTTTCTGTCACTGAACGTAACTGAAAAGAGCGCAGCCGGGGAAGCGGGACTGCCGTAAGGGCCGGGGCAGCAGGGCCGTAACCGCTCCCATGCCATGGTGCGCACATCTAGCACGGCGTAGTTTCCGTCACTGCCATCGCAGTCCAGGCCGGTGACTTCTACCGGGCCGTAGCCGAAGTCGCAGTTGCGCTGGTAGGCCCGGTGCAGGTGCCCGTGCATGATCCACCGCGGCTGCACGGCACTGACCACGTCCTGGAGCCGCTCGCGGTGCGCGTCACTGCGCGCCAGGTCGCGGTCATCCCAGAAGGACGGCGGCGGCCCGAATGAGTGCCGCACGCCTGCGGGACAGTCATGGGTGACAAGGACGTCCGCCGGGCCGGCCGCGATGGCCTCGCGCGCCTGCGACCTCGTGATCTCCTCCTGCGGCCACCAGCTGATGCCCTCGTGCCGGATCGCCCGGTCCACGCTCACCGCGCCGCCCAGTGCGTGCCACGTACGGCCGTGCCAGGTCCAGCGGGTGTTGCGCGGTAGCCACCACATGCCGGGCGCCGGCTCAGCGGTCCCCTCGCGGATGTCAAACCGGTGCAGCCGGGTGAAATCCTCGTGGTTGCCGTCAATGAACCACAGCGTCACGCCCTTCTCCCGGCAGGCTCGCCTGACCTCGTGCACGTACCGCTGTCCCGCGGGGCCAGGCCAGATACCGAAGTCGCCCAAATGAAGGATTACCGGCTGCTCCTCGCCCTCCAGCAGCCGCGCTGCCACGCCGATGACGTGCAGCGCCCAGGGCGTATTGCCGTGCCAGTCCCCGGCGACGATGATCGTGCCCGGGGCGTCCCCGGCGAGATCGCTCATGGCTGGCCCGGCGGCGTGTCCTCAGCAGCATGCAGGTCACTGGTGCTCTTCAAGCCGGCTGCCGTCCTGAGAACCGGTGCCAGGGGAGCGGGCACCGCCGCGAGGGAGTTCCCGTTGCCGTCGCGCGGGTCGCTGACCGGGGTGACGTACTGACGGCTGAGCAGCGCGAGGAGCGCGCCGGCGCCGGAGACGATCACGGTGGCGTCAACCGGGCCGCGGTGATTGACGGCGTTGTAGATCATGACCACGGCGGCGAGCACCGCGCCGACCGCGGCCAGGTAGCCGTTGGGGTTCGTGGCCGGGCTGGCGAGCCTCGGGATTTCCATGGCTTCTCCTCCTGGGGAGTATCTGCGGGTATCGTAACAGGAGCCAGCGCGTGCGTCAGGGCAAGATTCTCGCTGCGGACGCGAATTGCCATTATAGAACGTTTGTTCGAAAAGATACCTTTGACCTTTAGGAATAAACATCCAGCGCCTCTTGTTATACTCTATGATACGCTAAGCGTAGCTTAGAGGCCGCTCACGCCAGCCCGGCATGAGACGGCACGGAAGAAAGGGCAGTAGTGCCAGCAGACGTCGAAAAGATGTTTAGTGTACGAGAGATGCCATGGCATCGCCAGGGCGAAGTGCTCGATGACTACCCGCAGAGCTTCCAGGAGGCCCGCGTCCTCGCGGGCCTGGACTGGGACCCGGTCGCGCACCCGGTGCCGGCCGATATCCTCCTGTCCCCCGACCAGTTCCGCCAGCACGCCATGGAGATCCTGCTCCGTGAGAACGGCCAGCCCACGGCCGAGACGGCGGCGCAGCTCACCCGGCTGTGGGAGGCTTCCTTCCGGAACCCGGACAAGGCCGCCGGGGTCATCGGCGCCGTGCAGTTCGGCTCCTTCACCGGCACGATCGTCAGCGACGCCGCCCAGGAGAAGTGGAGCCGGATCGCCCGCAGCGACACCGGGGCCACGCTCTCCTACCAGCGCGACAGCTACCACATCGTGCCCAACAGCGCGTTCGGTGAGATCATCGACGCGATCCTCGGGACTGAGCCGGGCACGGTGAAGCTGGAGACCGGCGGCAGCCTGTCCGGCGGCAAGAAGGTCTGGATGCTCGCCCGGCTGGACGAGCCGCACCAGGTGCAGGCTGGCGGGCGCATCGACGCGTCCTACAGCTTCCCGTACCTGGGAGTGACCAGTGACCACACCGGTAACGCGAGCTGCTGCGCCCGGCTGACCGAGGTCCGCATCGTCTGCGGGAACACCTTCGGCGCGGCCGAGGCGGAGGGCAAGCGGACCGGCGCGGTGTTCTCGTTCAGCCACCGCGGCAACTGGCGGGACCGGCTGGAGGAAGCCCGCGGGGCACTCCAGTTCGCCCGGCAGGAGAACGCGGAGTACGTCACGGCCATGAGCGACCTGCTCGGGATCAAGGTCACCCCGGCTCAGCAGCAGATGTGGCTGAAGGAATTCATTCCCGCGCCCCCGGACGGCATCATCTCCGACCGGGTCATGGCCAACATCGAGGAGGCCCGCGCCGCGGTGCTCGGCTTCCTGAACGGGCCGACCGTGGAGGGCGCCGGGATCGGCGGCACCGCGTACGGCCTGGTGCAGGCAGCCGGCGAGTACCTGGACCACGCCCGGACCTCCCGGACCTGGGAGAGCAAGCTGAACCGCAACCTGCTCAAGTCCGAGCCGCTGAAGGCAAAGGCCGCGAAGCTGGCCCGCGAGGCGGCGCTGGCATGAACGCGGCCTGGCATTACCGCGAAGCCGAGCGGCTGCTCGCTGAGTACGCAACTGCCAGCCATGGCGGCCATGTGATCACGCCGCGTGTGCTGACCAGGGCGCAAGTCCACGCGACGCTCGCGCTGGCCGGCGCGACTGACGGAGGACTCGCCGCTGAGGCAGAAGACCTGGAGGAAAGGAAGGAGCCTGAGAGCCTTGAGCACTGAAGCGCCAGACCGCACGACCGCGACCGCCCCGCGCACCCCGCGCTGGGCAGGCGTCCGGCACTACCAGGTGAGCGTCGGCGATGACGTGTTCATCGACCGCTGGCGGCTGCTCACCGTCCCGGCGCTCACCCTGCTGGTAACGCGGATCTTCGGACCGGACAGCGGGCGTGACCCGCACGACCACGCGCGGTCCTTTATTTCCGTCGCGGTCAGCGGCGGGTACACGGAGAAGGTCTGGGACACTCGCGACATGTCCCGGCCGCCGGTCACCCGCCACCACCGTCCGTGGCGGCCGTACCTGCTGCGCCGCAGCCAGGCGCACACCATCACGCAGGTGACGGGCAAGCTCGCGACGATCGTGCTGGCCGGCCCGCACCACGGGACGTTCCGGTTCTGGACCCCCGAGGGCCCGGTGGACTACAAGGATTACGGGTGAGCACGCCGTAACCAAAGGCTCCGCCCCGCTGACCGGAGTGACCCGGCCGGCGGGGCGGGAGAGGAAGGGCACGTGAAGCAGGTAATCATCGCGGACAAGGCCGGCTTCTGCACGCACCTGGGCAACCTGGCCGCCGGGCACCGCGAGACGGCCCTGGGCGCCCGGACGATCAAGGCCAGGAACCGGGAGCTGGGCATAGCCGAGGGACTGGAGATCGCCGTGCGCGCGGTCGAAGCCTGGGAGGCTCCCCCTGCTGAGCGAGGCGGCCCACCGGACTCCGGCAGGGTAGAACTGGAGGCAGGCTCCCCGCCGGCTGGGGCTTAACCTTTCTCCCCGGTTACAACAGCATCCCTGCCTCGGGTGCGCACAGGAGGCATTTCATCGACGGGCGCACGGAAGGGTGATACGGCGGGGACGCCCAGGAAAGGCGCAGGCGCATACCGGGATGAATATCCCCGGGCAAGCGGTTCGAGTCCGCTCCTTTCCGCTCACTGCCATCCACCGCAAAAGAAAGAGAAAAGGGAAAGAAAATGAGGAAGATCGAACTCGGGCTCATCCTGGCCTCTGCCGGGGCTGCCGCGCTGTCGGCGATCCTGGCCTTCCGCCGGATGATCGCCAGCCTGGAGGACGCTGAGGGCACCGGGCCCGGCGACTGGGACGACGCCGCCGACAGCTGATCCAGCCGGGCCGCCCTCCGGAGACGGAAGGCGGCCCGTGGCAGGTAAGGGGAGACAGTGAACCCGAAGATGCCCCAGCATGAGTTCCGTGTTACCTGGCTGCACCTGGCCGGAGATGATCCCACCGTGCTAAGCCACATGACCATCCAGGCCACGTCAGTTCCCAACGCGCTCACGAGGTTCTATGCAGCCATGCGGGAGCAGGGCCACGGAAAGGGCCGGGAGAGGGCCGGGTTCCATGTCCTCAGCATGTCGAACATGAGCCTGGAAAGGCAGGAAAATGGCAGCACCCTGTGACCAGTGCGGGGGCACGATCAAGAAGCACGCGATCGGGTGCCTTGCCGGGCTGGGCGCCTACCAGGGCCGCGACGCCGGGAACAAGAAGTGCGGCTCAACGCACGAGGAAACCGGCGGCCAGCCGCACCTCACGCACCGCTGCGATCTCATCGTCATGGGCGAGCGCGGCAAGAAGGGCGCGAGCCATCCCGGGTCGCACGTCTGCTACCAGCCCGACTGCACGGTGACCTGGTAATGAGCGAGCGCGCGGCCAAGCAGGTCATCGTCAAGGAAGGATGACAAGGAATGAGCATTAGCCAGCACGAGGCGGTCGGCGTCCTGCGCAGGACGATCTTCCGCCCGGGATGGAGGATCAGCGCCGCGCCGGCGCCGGGTGACGGCGACCGGGTGCACGTGGGCATCGAGATCGAGACCGTCGACTCCAGCTTCATCACCCGGGGCGGGGAGTACCGCGTCCCGCTCACCGAGCGCGCCCTCATCCGGGTGAGCGCCAGCGACTACGAGAGCACGGAAGCGCTGCTGTTCCGGCTGCTGGGATTCATCCGGCACGAGCTCACCGGGCACGAGGACCGGGAGTTCCTGCGGACGTGGGACCCGGATGCAGAGCGCTGGACCGCCCCCTTCCACGCGCACGTCCCGGAGGGCGAGCAGGCGTGGGACCGCATGCAGGCACTCTCGCAGCCCGCCGTGACCCGGGTGAGCGTCAGCGAGAGCGAGCCGTGGCTGACCGGGGCCGACTGCGACGACTACGTCTGCTGGGCCGAAGACGATAACAAGCGGGCGGCCCGTGCCCGGGTCGTGAGCGCGGGCTGTGACAACGCCGACGATCGCGGCGACTGCTGGGAGAGCGGCAATGGCCGGGCCGTCCGCGCGGCTGGCTGCGAGGAAGCCGACGACGCGGCCCTCAGCGAGTGCACGGAGCAGCGCGTGCGCGCGGCCGGCTGCGAGGACGGCGTCAACGACCAGGACTGCTGGGAGAACGGCGGACGGGTGCTCGTGAACGCCGGCTGCGCCCAGGACGGCGAGGTCAGCTGCTCCGCCGACATCGATTCCCGGCGCATATTCGAGTTCCCGCTCGTGAACGCGGCAGCCCACCCGGTGGCCGTGGCCGTGGCCGGGTGCAATGAATGCGATGGCGGGTGCGCCGCATGGGGCTGACGACCCTGCCGGAGGAGGCGCGGAAGGTCCTGCGCGATCACTGCTGGTCGCTGCGGAACCGGATCAGGGCGGCAGATGACCTCAGCGTGCCCTGCCCGCCCGGGAGATGGCGGTGGGCGGACGTGAAGCTGAGCGGCTACGGTCGCAAGACGGAAGGGGAACTGGCCGCCGACCAGGCCCGTGCCCGCGTGCTGGCCCTGGATCTCCGCCGGGAGCTGGCCGTGATCGAGGGCTACCTGGGAACGCAATGATCCGGTTCTTTGTCAGCGTGACGCTGCCGTCGCTGCTGGTCGCGACCGTGTGGATGGGGGCCCTCGGCTTCTGGGCGACCCGGAAGATCCGCGGCTACCAGCGGGAACGGTGCGCCGTCCATGCGCAGCGCCGTTCCCTGAAGCTGGCGCAGGACGCGCTCGCCACGGCAATCAGTGACTCCCTGGCATCAGGAAGCACCAGGGAGCTGGCCCTGCCCGCGTATGAGGCGCTCGGCAGGCTACTGCAAGAAAGGGAAATCAGTTGAGGATCAGCAGGAGGCTTGCCGGGACGATCCTGGTGAGCGCAACGGCCGTAGCGGCCGGCCTGGCGGCGCTGGCATCGTGCACGCACGCCCAGCCCGCCATCTCCCAGTGCGCGATCGTCACCGGTCACGGCTACGCCAGCGGGACGCAGAACGTGGTGGCCATCGCGCACCCGGGGCAGTACGTGAATATCGGCAACGACAACACGGCCTGGTACTACCCGTGCGACGCCCGGAACTACCGGACCTCACCGTCCGGCGGCGACCGTAACAACCCGATGTCGGTACGGACAGGCGCCGGAAAGGACGGCACTCCTGGCATGCCCGTGCACGTCTGGACCTCGGTGTACTTTACGCCTACCCAGGTAGACAAGGTGATGCCGGCCTTCCTCGCGTTCTGCCTCAAGTACGGCTGCGCGGAGAGCTCGGACCAGACGGACGCCAGCGTGGCGCTGAACCCGCACTCCTCCACTCCCGGCTGGAACGCCATGCTGGCCGAGAACATGGGGCCGGCCGTTGACCGGGCCACCAATGACGTCATCGGCCAGTTCGGGCCGTCACTGTGGACCGACCCGGTTTCCTGGCCGGCACTGGGCGCGAAGATCGCGCAAGACCTGAATGCTGAGCTAGACGTGGCAGCAGGGACAAAGGCTCCCTACTTCTGCGGCGATGCCAGCACGGTGACGAACTGCGTCCCGATGCTAGTGACCGTCGACAACGTGACGCCGACCGACCCGGCCGTCCAGCAGCTGTACAACCAGCAGATCGCGGCGGAGCAGGCGCTGAGCGTCAACGCCGCCCGGCTGGCCGCAGCCCAGAAGCTGTACGGGCCGTACGCGCAGTACTTCCTGGGCCTGCAAGACCTGGCGGACCAGTGCAAGACGTGCACGATCTACGTTGGCGCGCCGAACACGATCCCGGCGGGCAAGTGATGACTGGCCAGCAGGACGCCCGGATCGAGAGCGTCACTATCACCACGGGAGGAGACGCCAGGGTTTTCACGGTCGGCCCGGAAGCGGAAGTCCCGCAGTCGGTCACGGTCACCATGGCCGGCGGCAAGAAAATTACCGTGAACGCGGGCGGCGCGCACCTGGGCAGTGATCAAACGATCACTGTCAGCGCGGACGGGGCCATCTCCGTTACGAGGTGCGCTAAGGCGCCGGAGGCGGACGCCGGTACCGGGGCGCGCGGTGTCCAGTTCGGCAACGGCAACACTCAGGTTAATTCATGGTGAGCCCCGTGAGCCAGCCGGTAACGACGTACGTTACGCAGGACGGCAAGGCGTGGCTGAACGTCCAGCACCCTGACGGGCTTGTCCCGCCGCCGACGATCGAGCTGCACCGGCCGCTCAGCGGTCCCGTGACGTTCTACTTCGCCAGTTGCTACAGCCTGGCGATCCCGCCGGAAGCGCAGGAAGCGGCGGGCAAGGCAGCCTCCTGAGGAAAGGAAAGTAAAAAGGCCCCGCCTCTTCACGAGGCGGGGCCTTTTTTATTGTCCTTCGTCCGGTTCCTCTGGGTACAGGGCCTCAATCGCATGAATGTCCCGGATCTCCATGCCGCCGGCGATCGTCCAGCCCTCGGCGACCACCACGAAGGGCGTGCCCCGTGGCGGCGGGTCGCAGTGCCAGGACAGCGCTCGCCGGTAACCGCTTGCAGGCTGCTCTCTCATGCGGATTAGCGTATCACCCGGTCTTATCCCCATTCCAGGTTCCCCAGCGAGTCATCCTGCCTGCCCCCCGGGCCGTGCCGGGCGCGCATTTCCCCTCCTGGCCCGCGGAATGCCGCCAGCACCAGCCGCCCTACGGTAACCGTCCGGACGCGGCCGTACTTGCTCAGCCGCACGGTGCGGTATCCCGCGGAATTCAGCTGCGCCCTCAGCAAGCCACCGCGCGTGAAAGGCCGCGCCATCGCGTAGACGTTCCCCAGGTCGCTGACCTCGTACCAGCCCTGGTATCCCGGAACAGGGAGCCATCGCTCCTCATGCGACACTTACCAAACTAGCTGGTATACGCTGCTGCCAGCATAAAGCCGCGGCCATGCCCGGAGCCGGCTCCCCACACAGTTCGTGAGGAGTCAGCTACTGTGAGTCGTATCCATGGTCGCAACGGGATCGCCTACATCGGCGTGAACCCGGCCGACCTGGCCGCCCCGATGGCCTTCCTGTCGGACTGGTCGATCAACTTCGTCGTCAACAAGGTCGACGTCACCACCATGGGCGACCAGAACCTGATCTGGGTGGCTGGCCTGCCTGACGCCTCCGGCGACTTCAGCGGTTTCTATGACACGGCCACGGCGCAGACGTACGTTGCCGCCACGGACGGCCTGCCGCGCAACTTCTACCTGTACCCGAGCACGCTGGGCGTGCAGGGCGCGGCCCCTGGCCAGTATTTCTTCGGCCAGATCCTCCCGGACTACTCTCTCGCCGGCGGCGTGACCGCGGCCGTGTCGCTGAAGTCCACCTGGAATGCCGCGACCAGGATCTCCCGGTACCCGACCACGGGCATCGCCGGCACCTAATCCCCGGGCACGGGAAAGGCGCGCGTGCGAGGTCACCCTGCCGCACG